ATATTCCGCAAAGATAGGTTCAAGTGGATATTCCGCACAGATAGGTTCAAGTGGATATTCCGCACAGATAGGTTCAAGTGGATATTCCGCAAAGATAGGTTCAAGTGGAGATTACGCAAAGATAACATCCAAGGGTAAACATTCAGTTGTTATGGCAGCAGGCTATCAGTCGCAGGCAAAAGCTAAAAAAGGTAGCTGGATAACACTTGCTGAATGGGTAAGAACGGATGATGAAAAAGGCTTCTGCATTTGGATTCCTAAATGCGTTAAGACCGAATACGTTGACGGAGAGCGTATCAAGGAAGATACATTCTATAAACTGGTAGATGGCGAATTTAAAGAAGTGGAGGAAAACTAATTATGGCAGAAACAACAGCAGTAGCAGAAAGCGAAAAAAGAGAACTTGTCGCTAAGGATTTTACAGAGGGAATGGTAATGAAAGTCAGAGAGAAAGAGAAATTCGGACTTACATTCCCTAAAGATTACAATTACACAAATGAGTTTATGTCGGCAATGCTGATTTTACAGGACACAGTAGATTCAAATAAAAAACCTGTATTACAGAGCTGTACAAGGGCAAGTATCGAAAACGCACTTGTAGAAATGGTTACAAGTGGCTTATCAATGCAGAAGAAGCAGTGCTATCCGGTTGCTTATGGCGGTAAGTTACAGTGCCAGAAATCAGTGTACGGAAATACTTGTATTGCTAGGAGATACGGACTTAAAGATATAACAGCAGAAGTTATCTATGATGGCGATACATTTGAATATGAGATTGTTAATGGCAAGAAGCACATTGTCACTCACAAACAGGATTTTGAAAACATCGACAACGATAAGGTCAAGGGTGCTTACGCAATAGCCACTATGGATGACGGAAGTATTCTCACAGAGGTTATGAATATCAAGCAGATTAAGCAGGCTTGGAAACAGGGATTTGGCTATAAAGAGAACGGAAACGGCACACATCAGAAATTCACAGACCAGATGGCTATGAAAACTGTTAAGAATAGGCTGTTAAAGCAGATTAACAATACTTATGGTTCGTTCTATGACGGAAATTACGATAATGAGGAAGAGTTGCCTAGTTATGATGAGCGTATGCAGGCAGATGTTGAATATGATATTGCAAGCAATGCCAATTCGGTTGAATTTGAGGATGTGGATGTTGTAGCAGATACAGAGGCTGTGCAGGGAGAAGTGGTTGAAGAACAGGCAGACAGCACATTGCCACCATTTATGCAGGCAGAATAGATAGGAGAATATAACATGATTAAAAGCGAAAAAGGGAAAGTAATTTTAAAGGGAGACGCAAAAGGAGTGTTGGCTGAATTTGGCTGCATTTATTCGACACTTGTTGAAAGGCTAGGAAAGGATATTGTTAATAGGACTATTGCTCTTACAGATATATTAGAAATAGCCAAAGGAGACAATAAGCATGAGAATAATTAGTCAGAATGGAAATGTTGATTTGCCTTATGAGAAATTTGTGTTTGGAATAACAAAAGATAACAAAATTGCTTGTTGCAGAGAATGCGTAGCACCGCCATATGAAATCTATAATGGAATTATTGCAGAGTATTCAAGCAAAGAAAAGGCTTTAAAAGCTATGGAAATGTTGAGAGAGCAGCACGAAAAGGTCGCTTTTCTTAAAACCATAATAAATACTGAAAAAGGCACTTCATTCGCAAGCCGTTTGTCGATAACTGAATTTGATGAGATGACACGGAATTATTTTCAGTTCCCGAAAGATGATGAGGTAGAAGTATGATAATCAATAAAAATAGTGAATCTGAACACGTTAAATTTATATCATATACAGGCAAGTACCCCAATCTTTGCAGCGGTATTTTAACACTTGAAATTGACAGAAAAACAATCAGATTTGGCAGTAGGTATGTAGATAGTACAGTTGATTATCCTAAGTTTTGGGAAAGCGGCGGTAGTTGTTCATTTGACAATAATTGGAACAGCAATGTTACAGACGGAGAATGGCAGATAGATTTTAATGAGATACCTGACTGCTTTAAGAAATATGCAGAGGAAATAGACGAAACATTCAATGCTAATGTGCCTTATGGTTGCTGTGGAGGGTGCTTATGAAGCTTAAATGTATTGCTACAGGCAGTAGCGGCAACTGCTATCTGTTACAGGCAAACAGCGGAGAAATACTTATCCTTGATTGCGGAATACCGATTAAGGAGATTAAAAAAGGCTTGAATTGGAATGTTAAAGATGTTGTGGGTGCAATATGTACCCACCAACATCAAGACCACAGCAAATCGGTAGCTGATATTAGAAATATGGGTATTCGTGTATTTAATCCGGCACTTGATATTTTTCTTGATGTGGCGCATTTTGGCGATTTCACAATTAGACCTTTTGACCTAACTACAGTAGATGGCAGGTGGACACATACCAACGCAGACGGAACGGAATGCCCTTGTTACGGATTTCTGATAGCACATAAGGAAATGGGTAAGTTACTTTACATAACCGACACAGAGCTGATTAAGTGGCGTTTCAAAGACATAAACCACATTCTCTTAGGTGTGAACTATGACAAGGATTTAGTCGATACCGACAATCCGAAAGCCAATCACGTTTTCAGAGGTCACTTAAGCATTGACACGGCTTGCGATTTTGTTAAGGCAAACAATTCAGACAGCTTGCAGAACGTCATAATGTGCCATTTATCAAGCGAAAATGCTGATAAGGATAGTTTTATTGAGAATATGAAAAATGCTGTGAATGGAGCAAATGTAGACGTTGCGGAACAGGGTAAGAGTTGGAGTTTAAGGAAAGGAGATGAATGTCCGTTTTGAGAATAGAAAAGCTAATTGAATTTCTAAAGGCGCATTTTGAAAGTGGAATACAAATGTTTGATACGCCGTCAATTATGCCAGATTTCCGAATGCCTATTTATGATAAAGATGACATACTTGTGTTGTTTGCGCCTGAATACGAATATATCGAGATATATGGCATTTCTGATGAAGAATTTGAATGAGTTATGAAAGAAGCAAACGGATATTAAAAATGCGTGTCCGTTTTAGAAAGGAGATTATATGAGTTATAGTAGTTTATATGGAATTAAAGCTGATTATACAGGTGAAACACTTTGTGAGTATAAAAATTCTTGGTGGTTTAGTCCTGTTGTATGGAGCGTGCTTTCGGACAAGACACTTCCTAAAGTTATGGGATATATTCAATCCGTTATTGGAATGCACGGTGTAGATGTTTGGAAGAAAATAAATACAAAAATGAACAATTCCACAAATACATCAGACCGAATTTGCTGGGAATTAAGCAATCAGCAGATTTTCTTTACAAAAGACAAAGATTGTATTGCTTACAATATCCGCAAATTTGTTGAGCAGAATAAGGGCTATGATAAATCTGATGAAGATAATTTATCAGTGTTAGAAAGAGAACATATTATTGAAAGATTTAACGAAATTGCAGATGACATATCCGCTTTAGACGAGAAAGAATATCCTTATTTTGTTTTTAAGAATACTTCTGTTGATGACAATGTGGAATCTTGGTTCAGTGTTTATGATGAAGAAACAGATGATTATGTTGATAAATCAATAAAAGATTGGGATAAGTTCTTAGCGGAATTTGTAATCATCGAAAATGGAGAAATTGTAAAGTTTATTTCAAACAGAGAATTTGAATATTGAATTTGGAAAGGAGCAGTAATGGAGAGATTAACTTTTAGAACTGAACTTGGAGTGAGCATAGACAAGGAAGAAGATTGTCCTACTTGTAGCATATGTTGTAATTGTGATATTCCACCAAGAAAATGTAAGTATATTAGTGATGCACTTGAAAAACTTGCCGATTACGAGGACTTAGAAGAACAGGGCAGACTTTTGAAATTGCCTTGTAAGGTGGGAGATGATGTTTATTACATCTTAGGTATTCCAAATGAAACACCATGTACAATAGATAAGTGTACATTTGATTTGTCAGACATAAACAAAATTGGCAAAACATTATTCCTCACAAAATCCGAAGCAGAGGCAAAACTGAAAGAATTGAGAGGTAACAATGAATAAGAGAAAATCAATATCTAAAAGTACAAGAACATCTGTATATCTCATGTATAACGGACATTGTGCTTATTGTGGCACAGAAATAGCTTACAAAGATATGCAGGTAGACCATGCAACACCACTTAGGATAGGTGGATCAGACGACATTTCAAATTACATGCCATCTTGTAGGAGCTGCAATCACTATAAAGCCACTTTAGATGTCGAGGAATTTAGAAAGTATCTTTCAGAAATACATAAAAGGCTTATGCGTGACAGCATACCTTATCAAGTTGCGGAGCGGTTTGGAATTGTAAAGCATTTGTCGGACGATGTGAAATTCTATTTTGAAGAATTGAGAGGTGGAGAAAATGGCACAATGGAATAAAAATACAGTGCCCAAGTGTAAGATTAAAAATTGTTCAGATGAAGTTTTGGCAACGGTAGAACACATAGGATATGGTGGAAAACTTTATAGGAGAGTGGTTAAGGCGGTTTACTTTCCATATCATCATTGCACTGTTGAAGATATGGGATGGAATATGTGTGATGGCGTTCCTGATGATTGGGAATATTGTGAAGAACAAGATACATGGTGGATTCCGCAAGGCTGGTATGAAGTGTGTGATTACTTTGAGGACTATTCCTATTCGCAAATTACAGATTGCGTAAAGGCTTGGATGAAGTTACCCAAACCATATGAATCAAGAGTTAAAGAGTTTGGAGGTGGAGAAAATGAGCGATAAGCAGAGCAATCTCACAGACAAAGAAATGGAAGATTTACAGAGCATAGTAACTGACACATTAGCAAGTGTATGTGCTATAGCTGACAAGCATAATATTGACAGAGATAGTATGCTAAAATATTTTGCTGATATGCTTACAACTTTTACAGAATTGGCAAGCATACAGAATTACGAACCAAGCCATACTTGCAACTGCAAGCACAACAACAATCCGAAAGATAATAAGCCTTGTTGCAGATGTGATAACAGAATGACTAACGCTGGCAGAATAAGGAATATGTCAGATGAAGAATTGGCAAGTGTACTATTTGATAGTTGTATCGAATCTATGAATTTGGAAGAATGTCCTTGCAGCGGCGAAGAAAGCGATAATAATAAAATTAGGGAAAAGTGTAAAAAATGCATACTTGAATGGCTTCAATTAGAAGCGGAATAGGAGAGAGAACAATGAGATTGATAGACGCAGATGTATTTGAGAAGTTTATAAGAAAAAATTGTACAGATTCACTTGTAGATTTGTGGTGTGAATTAGTACGAAGGCAACCGACAGCTTATGATGTGGATAAGGTTGTGGAACAGCTGAAAACAGACTCTTCTGTAAGATTGTATGGAAGTGGCAACAGTAATAATTATCTTATTCCTCTTGAAAAGGTAATCGAGATAGTAAAGGCAGGTGGAAGAGATGAACGATAGATATTTATTCAAAGCAAAGAGAACAGACAACGGAGAATGGGTGCAGGGAGCATTGTTGTGTTATGATGATGCTTCTTCTATATTTAATATAGAAGATGGTTATCTTCAGGAATTTAGTGTAGACCTAGATACAATCTGCCAATGCACAGGCTTGAAAGATAAGAACGGAAAGCCGATTTGGGAAAACGACATTGTTGCTTGCCGTGATTTCACAGAAGAAAAATATGTGATTGCGTGGAAACAGGATGAAGCTTGTTTTGAATATCAGCAATATAGTTGCTCAATAATGAATTTTGAGCAATTGAGTGGTTGTGAAGTAGAAGTTATCGGCAACATTTTTGACAATGCAGGGTTATTAGAAAGTGAGGAATAAAGATGAGTGGGTTAATTGATTCATTAATTAAAATGCTTAAAGATAGCAATGCAGGATTTATCTCGATTAAGGTAGGCGAGTACACGATTATTGTTACGGATGACGATGATGGAGCCAAGGTGCTTAATGAAGCTTGGGATGATTATGTAGAAGAAAGTGATGAAAAGTAATGTATTATATTTTATCAATTTTATTATTTATACTTATTGAGTTAGTTATCTCTTTGGTAGAAAGCTTTGTTATATCATGGATAGCTTGTATATTAGGTATTAACATAGCATTTAAGATAATTTTATTTGTGGTATTTATTGTAAATTTGTTTTTGTTTGTAAAAAGAAATTAAGGAGGTAAAGTAATGAATCGAGTAATTTTATGCGGAAGAGTTGTTAGAGACCCAGAGATTAGATATTCGCAGACAGCAAGCGGAAGTATGGCAGTTGCAAGATACACATTAGCTGTTGACAGAACTTTCAAGAAAGATGGCGAACAGGCAGCAGACTTTATTAACTGTATTGCATTTGGCAAGAACGGAGAGTTTGCAGAGAAGTATTTGCACCAGGGAACTAAGATTATCGTTGAGGGTAGATGGCAGACAGGCAACTATACTAACAAGGACGGACAGAAAGTTTACACTAATGATTGCGTTGTTGAAAGACACGAGTTTTGTGAAAGCCGTACTAGCCAGCAGAGTGGCAATAATGGCATTATGGGCGGTAACAGCAGTAATGACAGCTTTATGGCTATTCCAGATGGCGTAGCTGACGAGGGGCTACCATTTAATTAAGAGGTACAATTATGGATTATAAGAAGTTAAGGCAGGCAAAAGCCATAGAATCAGAGAACCGAAAGCGACTTCTAAAGATAAATCCAAAGCTGAATGACAGGAGCGGAATATACTTCTTACTCCGAGAAGATGAAAACGGCTTTAAGTTTGCTTATGTCGGACAGGCTAAGTCGGTGTTGCAAAGGTTAGCAAGCCACCTTGTAGGCTATGAACAGCACATAGATTTGAGCTTACGCAAACATAAGCTATATTCAGAGGATAATCCGTATGGCTGGCGAGTTGAATTTCTTAATTTCCCCGAAAGTCAGCTTGACGAAAAAGAGAAGTATTACATTAAACTGTATGCTGATAATGGCTATCAGCTTAGGAATGTTAGCATTGGTGGACAGGGCGGAAATCGTGATAGTGGTTCAATAGGCGAAAGGAAAGCACCTAAAGGCTATTTACAGGGCATACAACAAGGCAGAAAGAACCTTGCAAGGGAATTATCCAATATTGCAGAAAAGCACCTTAAAATCGAATTGAGAGCGGATAAGGCTAATAATAAGGTGTCGCAGAAGCAGTATGAGAAGTTTATGGATTTATTGAAAGTAGGTGGCAATGATGAAGATTGACGAAAGCACAATAAATCACAATGCCGTAAGGTTGATTGACGACATAGTAACTGACTTTGTGGACAATAATGTTACCGAATGTGATGACAGCTACAGAACAATCACTATAGGCTATATCAAGGGCATCTGTGATATGGCTAATGCAATGAAAGAAGTTTTGAAAAACTAAGAAAAATCTAAGAAAGGAATAGGTTGTCCGGACATAAAACCAAGGTTTCCTTTTGGTGATTTGAGATGACAGTACATTGTTTATTTGAACAGTCTGGCACATTCAAGAATGCTTTCAAAAAGTATGGGATTGAAGCCTGCGATTATGATATTCAGAATGAATTTGGCGAAACAGATTATGTTACTGACCTTTTTAAAGAGATTGAGGGAGGGTATCAAGGTGAGCCGAGTTTGTTCGATAAGATAAGCCCTGATGATTTGATATTTGCATTTTTCCCTTGCATAAGGTTTGAAAATCAGATAATGCTGTGGTTCAGAGGACAGTCGGCAAGTCAGAAAAAATGGTCTTTAGAGGAAAAATGCGAATTTGATATGAATTTGCTTAAAGAAGTTTCACTTATGTATGATTTGGTAAACAAAATGTTTATTATTTGCATGAGAAAAGGATTAAAGCTGGTAATGGAGAACCCTTATTCAGAAGAGCATTTTTTAAGACGATATTGGTGTTATTCTCCAGCGGTAATTGACAGAGATAGAAGAGATAATGGAGACTATTTTAAAAAGCCTACGCAGTATTGGTTTTTGAATTGTGAACCACAGAATAATCTTATTTTTGAGCCAATTAGTTATAACGCTATCGAATGTAAGGACGCTATAAGAACAATGTCAAAAGAACATTATGCAAAAACGGGGGCAGACAATAAAAAAACAGCAAGGTCAATGATACACCCACAGTACGCAGATAGATTTATCAGACAGTATATTCTTGATGAAGAAACATGGAGAGGTAAATAATGAAAGACGAAACAAAACAGGAAATACAAATAGTCCTAGATTTGCTAAAAGGTAGTCTTACAAGGAATGGCGTGAGTATAGCAACGGACAGAGAGGGTAACTTGATGTTCTTTGATACATCTGTCTATGTCAGAAGCAAAGGCAAGGAATTTGACGGATTCAGAATTAACATTAACGATTTAGTGAAATAACAATGTGACAGAACTTGAAGAGGTAATTATGGCAGGCAATTTTATTAAAATTGACAGAAAGATTTTAAAGTGGGAATGGTGGAGCGATATTAATACATTCAGACTTTTTATGTATATGTTGATAAGTGCCTATTGGAAAGACGGAAATTATAAAGGCAAGATAATTGAAAGAGGGTCTTTTCCCTCTTCAATATCTGAATTATCAAAAGAAACTAATTTGTCTGTAATGGAAATTCGTACCTCGCTAAAACACTTGCAACTAACAGGCGAAATAACAAGCAAAGCGACAAACAAATTCACGATATTTACTGTGGTTAACTACAATTTGTATCAAACGGATAACAAGCAAGATAACAAACGAATAACAAGCAACTTAACAAACAATCAACAAACAGATAACATTCTATTAACAAACTCTATATTAAAAGAAAGTAAGAATGAAAGAACGGAAGAAATTAAAAAAGACAAGAATATAGAAAAAGATATTACTAACGTAATATCCAAAAAGAAAAGCTATTATCCCAATGATGAATTGCTTGATGAAGCATTCAACGAATATCTGACAATGCGTAAGAGAATTAAGAAGCCTATATGCACCGACAAGGCATTGCATAGGGCTATGAATACTCTTGAAAAGTTGTCTGGTGGAGATAATGACTTGGCTATTAAAATTCTTAATCAATCAGTAGACCATTGCTGGCAAGGACTGTTTGAGTTGAAAAGTGACAGCAAGCAAGATGGGCAGGGATTTGGGAATGGCATTGATTGGAGTAAAGTGTAAAGGAGCGTAAAGAATGAGATTGATTGATGCAGACAATCTGAATTTTGAAGGGCAAAAGTACAACAAAAGCCAGATGAAAGCAATTCTTGATTTTGCGGATGCGCAGCCGACCGCCTACGATGTAGACAAGGCTGTGAAGAGATTGAGAAAAGAATTAAAATTAGCAAATAAAGAAAAGCAAAGGTGCGCAAAAGAAAATATCTGTCAGTTTGATGAAGTGAAAGGATATGTTAGGGCTATTGATGTTGCAATTGATATTGTAAAGGCAGGTGGCAAGAATGAGTAGAGTAGATGATACGCTTAACAAAATAAATTTTAGAAGTGATTATCCGTACAACGGAAAGGTTGAATCGCTCTTAAAAACAATTGCAATTAATAGTGCTATTATATGTGACAAATTAGATACTATTTCTAATCAATTGAAAGGGGGTAGTAATGACAAGAGAAGAAACGGTTGAAATAATTCATATTATTTGTGATTGCTACCCGAATTTCAAACCTGAAGACTTATCAAGGACAATTGATGCGTGGCAAGTGATGTTAGAAGAATATAGTTGCGAGCAAGTGGCTGTCGCTTTAAAAGCATATATTACATCTAATACAAGCGGATTTGCACCAAGCGTAGGAGAAATAGTTGCTAAAATACAACTTGTATCACAGCCGCAGGAACTTGACGGAATGACGGCTTGGGGGTTGGTTAGCAAGGCTTTAAGGAATGGTACTTATGGGGCGGTTGAAGAATTTAAAAAACTACCGCCGTTAGTCAGACAGGCGGTTGGTATGCCAGATAACCTTAAAAACTGGGCGACATCAGACTATCAGACAATAGAAACAGTAATACAATCAAATTTTCTAAGAACTTACGAAACAGTTGTTAAGCGTGCGAATGAAATAAATCGTATGCCGGACAATATCAAATCACTTATCGAAAAGACGAATGTAAATTCATACAAGGCTCAAATCGAGCAAAAATTCCAAAGAGATATAAATACACTACCAACTAAAGAAAATGCCCTTACTGGTCAGAACATAAACGCAGAGAACTATATTGAAGCACCTCAAGATATACAAGAAAGAATAAACGCCATGAGGTAATAATTATGAAACCCAAAAATTGTATTTATCCCGATTGTCTTAACTGTACTTTAGATGATTGTTTATACAATACGCTTGAGCAGTCAGATATAGTTCAGCAAAACAAATTTGATAAAGATATTGCTTTTGAAAATAAACTGGAACACTTAGAGCCTAAACAGAGAGCAAAAGCTATATACGACAGAAAGTACGAACAGACAGAAAAAGGCAAAGAAAGACGTAGGCGATACAACCGGTCAGAAGCGCATAGAGCTAGTCAGAAGAAATATTTTCAGACAGAAAAAGGCAAAGCTGCGCAGAAAAGATATAAACAATCTTATAAGGGTAAGGTTGCGCAAAATAAAATAAACGCTAAGAGAGTTGAAACAGGTAAAAACGCTATCTACTGTAGGAGATATCGCGAGAAAAAGAAAAGAGAGGCTATGCTAAATGAGTAAGTCGGAACAACGAAGATTTCAAGAACAAATGATGAGAGTTCAATTAAGCAGACAAAAGAACAAAGAAAGCAAAGAAATGTTTGGTAACGCCTTGATAATTCTGTTATGGGTTTTGCATGACAAGTTTGGGTTCGGTAATAAGCGATTGGAGCGGCTTATTGACGAAATCAATAAATTTAACGAAGATTTCAATGCAGGACTTATAGACCCGAAAGAGCTTATTGAACAGTTGGAAGAAGAAACGAAAATTAAAATTAAATATTAAGGAGTGTGGCTTTATGAAATTTTCAGATTTTACAAAGCCAGAACTTGAAAGAATAATTAAAAATGCCAATTTTACCGAGGAAGAAGAGAGAATATTCAAACTTCTTTCTCGGAATTTTACACAAAAAGAGATAGTTGCACGATTATGCGTATCGCAAAGAACTCTTGAAAGGAGAATAAGGAACATTAAAAATAAAATTGAAAGGGTGTGCTGTGATTGGAATTAACAGACAAAGAGTTGTTGAATTATGTACTAGAGAATGGTATTATCTCTCGTGACGATGTTCAAAAACAAATTGAAATGAACGAAAGGAAAAAATATTTAAAAGCACACAATAATGAAATCTGGCAAGGAAAAGATAAGAAGTGGTATACATACTTGCCAGACGAAAGCACATCAAGCGGCAGAAAGCTGCTAAAGCGTTCAACGCAAGAGTCTCTTGAAGATGGAATTGTGGAACACTACAAGAAACTCGCTAATGAACCTTTAGTTAAGGCTGTATTCAAGGAATGGGTAGACCAAAAACTTGAATATCACGAAATCAAGAAGCAATCATATGATAAGTATAATGATAACTTTGCCAGATTTTTCACTAATGAAGCATATCACATGGCAGATAAGAAAATCAAGTACATTACAGAAGATGACTTAGAATGCTTTATTAAGACTGTTATTGCCGAATGTAAGCTTACACATAAGGCATATTCTGATATGCGAATCCTTATTAATGGCATTTTTAAATATGCCAAGAAAAAGGGGTATACTAATCTAAGTATCACACAATTTATGGGAGACTTGGATTTATCACGCAGAGCTTTTACTAAAAATGTGAAAAAGAAAGAGGAACAGGTGTATTTCGAGGATGAAATTCCAAGAATCACAGAATATCTATGGCAACGATATGATATAAGGAGCCTGGGATTATTACTTATGTTTGAGTGTGGAATGAGAGCTGGCGAGTTGTCATCACTTAAGTTTTCTGATATTCACAACACTGTACTGAAAGATGGAACTATTAAGCATTATATTTCTATACAAAGAACAGAAATTAAGGTCAGAGATGAAAATGGGAAATGGGCTAAGATAGTAAGCGACTATCCTAAATCTGACGCAGGATTAAGAGATATAATTATTCCAGATAAAGCTGTAAATACTGTTAAGGCAATTCGCAGATTAAATCCTTTTGGAACTTATATGTTTGAAGAAAAGGGAGAGCGTATAAAGGAACAAGCATTTAACAGAAAGTTGCATAAGATATGCAAGGCACTAGACATTAATTATCGTTCAACGCACAAAGTCCGCCGGGCATACAGTGTTGCATTGTATGATAATTGCGTGAGCGACACTGTTATAACAGAAATGATGGGGCATACAAGCATTGAGACAACAAGAAAATATTACATTTACAGTAATAAGACTGATAGAACTAAGATTGAGCAAGTTAATAATGCTATCAATTATTAGGATTTTGATTACAAAGTAATCAAAGTAATCAAGGTACAAAGCCAGAAGCCCAGTAATAGAGCGGAATAAGGAAGTGGTCAATGCAGTTCGATTCTCTCATCCCCTGCTATTTTTTCAAGGAGAAGAAACACTGCAAACCCGCATAAACACTGAATGAAAGGAGATTTTTTGAACATCGTCTTTTTGCAAGAAAATAAAGAGGTAATCAAGAAAGTAATCATAGAAGTTTAGCAAACGCCGTAATGGCGTTATTTTTTTGCTTATTTTTGGCGGATAACTGTCGGAAACATGACGGTTAGTCCGTCTTTTTTTATGTCAAAATGTAATCAGAAAGAGAGGTAATGTGAATGTTTTCTGATGAAGTAAGAGAAAAGATTTTGAGCAAGGAAGAATTGCAGAAACTTGATTTAGTGACATTATCTCTTGTTATCCACGCAATTGAAGAGGTTTTAGAGGAGGCAGACAATGAACAATCCTTATCAGGCACCTATAATGAATAATGGATATGTACCGCAATATGGAACATATCAATACAATCCTATGGCAAATATACAGAGATACCAGCAACAGGAGCAAATGTTACCGACGCAAATGCCGGGAACATCACAACAGAATGTTATGGGGAAAATTGTTGACAGCATAGAAGCTGTAAAGGCTGTAGATATACCTATGGATGGCAATATTTATTATTTTCCAAAAGCTGACGGAACAGAAATTTACGGCAAACAATGGCAGTCAGACTTTACAACTCGTATTTTGACTTATAAGCCTTGTTTGGATAGTAACTCTAACAATTTATCATTAGATGATAAAAAATCGAAATTTGACCTGTCAGACGAAAGCACAGAGCTGTTTATGAATAAGTTTGATGAACTATCAGAGAAGATAGGGCAGTTAGAGAATAGATTTGATAAATCTATAGGGGTACAAAGAAAAACTTCAAAAACTCAAAGTAAGGGCGGTGATGAAGAATGAATCCGCAGCTAATTCAAACTATAAATCAGCTTAAGTCAATTCAAAATCCACAACAAATGGCTATGAATTGTTTACAACAATCTGCTAAACAAGGTAATCCAATGGCAAAAAACTTGCTTAATCAAATAAACAGTGGAAATACGCAAGGCGCAGAGCAGATTTTAAATAATTTTATGAATACACAAGGAATAAATCTTAATGATATTAAGAAAATGATGAATTAGGACATTTTGGGTGTGCGCACATAATGACCGGTTATCCCATTTGTTAATAAAATAAATGGAGGTAAACAAGATGTTTAATTCAAACGGAGTTAGTCTCGCAGATATTGCCGCAGTAACAGGCAATAACAGAAACAATGATGGTATGTGGGGAGACGGTGCATGGTGGATTGTCATTCTTCTTATTTTCGGCTGGGGTGGTTTTGGTAACAACGGCTGGGGTAATGGTAATGGAATGGGTTCTACTGCCGCCGCTTATACAGACAGTGCTATTCAGCGTGGATTTGATAATCAGGCTGTTGTTTCAAAACTTGATGGCATTTCCAACGGACTTTGTGATGGATTCTACGCTATGAATAACAGTATGCTCACAGGTTTCAATGGCATAAATACAAACATTATGCAGACAGGCTACGGCATCCAGCAGGCTATTAACGCTGATACAGTCGCTAATATGCAGAATACAAATGCTTTACAGTCACAGCTTGCCAACTGTTGCTGTGAGACAAGAGAAGCTATTCAGGGTGTAAACTACAATATGGCTACTAACACTTGTGCTTTGCAGAACACAATGAATAATAACACAAGAGATATTATCGACAGCCAGCAGGCAGGAACAAGGGCAATCCTTGATTTCTTAACAAATGACAAGATAGCTACATTACAGGCAGAGAACAATGATTTACGCAGAGCTGCTTCACAGGATAGACAGAATGCACTTCTGACTACAACAATGGCAGCACAGACAAATCAGATAATCGACGCTGTAAGACCTACACCGGTTCCATCATTCCCAGCAAGCAACCTTTACGGATATGCTTACGGATGCGGATGCAATACAGGTTGCGGATGCTAAACAACTGAATAATTAACAAGTATCTTAATCAATTTTAATCGGTTTAATTCTTGGTTTAACTCGGTTTAATTCAATTTAACTTGATTTAACTCAATTTAATCGAGTTAAGTATCGAGTTTAACTCGAAAGAAAACTCGAAAGATTATGTCTGCTAAGCAGTATTACTTATAATCAAAGGGCAGACTATAATGTTTGCCCTTATTTTAATTATCTGGAGGTTTCCAAAATGGAAGAATTAAAAAATAAGTTTATAGAAGCAATTAAAAGCATAGATTTTAATAAGCTTAATATCTATGAATTAAAAACTGTATCAGAAATTTCTGATACAGTAGATAAGATGGCAAAGAAAGATTATACAGAATTGCTTAAAGAGTCTATGGTTTCAATGGGGGTAAAAACTTCAAAAGAAGAGAAACCTAAAACAATAGAAGAAATGAAATAAGGAGGTTTTTATTATGGCTGAATTTTCAAATGTTGCAACACAGACAGTTGCGGTAAATGGAAATGTATTATTTACAGATGCACCAACGTCTGTATGTAACAAAGGATATATTTCGCACAGAACAGGAAGCGGATTAATCAACCTCAAAGGTGCTACTAACACTTGCAAGGCAAAGTACAGAGTAGAATTTAATGGAAATATTGCAGTACCGGCAGGTGCTACAGCAGGTCCTATATCCCTTGCGATTGCGATAGAGGGCGAACCAGATTTATCAACACTTGCAATTTCAACACCGGCGGCGGCAGAAGCATTTAACAATGTTTCTATGGCTACAGATGTATGGCTTCCTTGTGGTTGCTGTCAGGCAATCTCTGTTAAGAATACATCTACACAAGCTATCAGTGTTGCTAATGCAAATATCACAATCAACAGAATAGGTTAAGAAAGTGAGGTAAACAACTATGCATATTGAAAGAATACACAAAATGGTTGAGTGCCTTACCGAAAAGACACTATCTGAGCTTGATAAGGGTGTTGAGAATGTCAATACAGAGGAAATGGGCGAAGCTGTCGATATGATTAAGGACTTATGTGAAGCAGAGTATAAGGCTGTTATCGTTAAGTCTATGAAGAAAGCTGATGAAGAGGAAGAAGAATACAACAAGGAGCTACTTAGAGCCTTAAAAGACGAATACGGAGAAGAGGGTGGCAGAAGATACTATGATGAATACCGCTATATGCGAACTGGCAGATATGCCCCTAAAGGCAAAGGCACCTATGTAGGCAGAAGAGGATACGAAGAACCGCCTTATTATCATATGTACCCGGATAGAGATATGGATAGAGAGTATGGCAGAATGTACTATACAGAGCCTACAAGTACACATACCGCTGAAAGTGGCTACGACAGGGCAAAGAGAATGTACACAGAAACTAAGGAAATGCACAAAGCTAATACGCCAGAGGATAAGGAGCATAAGATGAAGTCACTTGACAGCTACACTAAGGAACTTGCAAGCGACATTACAGATATGGTTGCCGACATGACAGCAGAAGAGAAAAACTTACTTAGAACAAAGCTAAGTACTCTTGTATCTAAGATATGATTTAAAAGGCTATGAGTAGCAATATTCATAGCCTGTTTTGTTTAGGAAAGGAGCATACAGATGATTTTTAGCATTAATGGCACAATGTGGCAAGTGCAATATAAAAATTCAAATTCAAGCGAATTAAGGCGGTCAGACAATACAATCAGCTTAGGTGTAACTGACAGAAACATGCATACGATTTATTTATCAGACAAGCTACAGGGATTTATGCTACACAAAGTTCTGATACACGAAATTTGCCACGCTGTCTGTATGTCTTATGATATTTATTTGCCGATTGAAACAGAAGAAATTTTATGCGACTTTGTGGCAACTTATGGAGATGAAATATTTGACATTGTTGATATGGTTTTAGGGGCAGTTAGGAGAGTGGGATAATGAGTATTGATGAGCTATTGGAAATAATTCAAAGGACTAATCCGACTATGACAAAAGAATTATTGATATATGAACTAAGTCAATGCCGGTATTCAAGTAAGGCATTGATTTATACAGAAAAATGCTGTCAGAAAAAATAAACTGAAATTTTTTGAACGCCCCTAGGTATGGCGTTTTATATTCGCAATTTCGATTTTGACAATTTTCAAAATTTGGCTCAAATTTCGTTCAAATCCTACTTAAAAAATTGAAAAATTTTTCAAAAATTTTAAATGCGCCGTTTTAAATACCCCCGTCATATGCAATTTTAGAATCCAAAAATCGGTTACACAGAATTTCAATTTTTGCTCCCGATTTTGTTAAGATTTACCTTGGAAAATTGATGAAAAACTTTAACAGATTAAAGTACATTATGCAAACTTGACCGGCTGCGGTTCGTGCTTGTTTTGACTTTGTAGCTTTGTGATTTGACATGTACGGCGGTTTTATTGTGCCGATGTAGACTTATAAGCCTACAGAACAAAACAGCCTTAAAACGTCTTTGACAGTGTTGTATAAAATGGGTATAATATGCCCTTGCGAGTTGTGGAAGCTGTTACCAGTTTTGGAAGATATACCAGAACGCGCGCCGCCCCAACTGGGTACACTTGTACACCTAAAAGGTGTAAAAGCCTTATATATAAGCATAGCATTATTGTATTAATTTTTCAAGGTACGCAAAGAAAAGCATATAAATATATATACTTAATGCTTGCGGCTGGAATCGAACCAGTCAAACCACAGCAAGCCAAAAAGGGCGCAGATTGTACGCCCAATTCTTTTAATCCTTAAGTAAAGTTTCACGCAAAAATACAAAACCTTTGAGCGTCCCCGAACCAATCGCCACATCATCAATACCACAGTCAAATTCGCATCCGTGCCGTTCTTGCAGGTCGTGCATTCTTTCAAAATTGTCATTTGTAAAAGCATTTTCAAAGTTATACATAACAATATCATTTGGATTGCATTTTTTTAACTCCTCAATTAATTCTTTAACTTTCATGTTTTATACCTCCATAAAGTGATTTTTTGGAGCGATTTTTTCGATGAACCACTCCGCAGACATTCCGTTTTTTAATTGTTCCATATTTTCAAAAATCCGTAAAGCTATTTCTTGCGCTTCTTTTTGCTCATAGCCTTTTTTCATAATCATTTTGCTTGCCTTTATAACATTGTTATATGTCTTTCTTTTCATTCCGTACACCTCCATATTTTTAAAATTTCCCCGGTTATCCGGGTAAAAGCAAGCCGGGGAATCGAACCCCGGAAGTGCCAACCTTGCTTAAATTCCTTTATCTTTGTTTATCTCTGCCGCTATTATTTGCTGCTCTAAAAAATATCTGAGTCCACCATCACCGAAACGTTTAATATAATAATCTGCAAGCTCCGAGGTTGTGAATCTATCGAGAACACAGCCGATATCGCTATATATGCCGCGGCAAGTGTTTTCCCTCATTTTAATAGCTTCGTCAATCGGATTTGTTGGCTCTTTTCGTTCAACAGCAAATTCTCTTGCTTCTGTTGTTTTTCGTTCTCTAACAATTCCATCTTGTAAGCTCTTACAAGATATTGCATAGCTCTTTCCTGTCTTGCTCGGCTGAATGCCTACAACCTCGCTTTTACTCCCGTAATTCCAAATAAGTATATCTCCAATCCTTAAATCTTTGGCGGCTACACCGTCAAATCTTTGGCTTATGCCTTGTAATTTAATTTTTGCCATAATATCAACCATCCTTTCATTGTGTGCTTGTCTCATCAGTGGCAAGGTTGCTGCCCTACACCAGACCGCCAAAAGCGGCGGTTTCGACTTAAACAATTTCTAAATATCCCAAAATTTCAACGCTTTGCGGAATGCAAAAGAACATCACACCAGATGGCTCATATTTCGGAACATATGAAGCATGATAACTTTTCCCATCATTGTCAATTGCTAAATATTCCCCGGCTATATGCTTCTTTGCGATTTCCTCAAAACTTATTAAATCCTCTGTATTTACCTTTCTTTCTGTAACTGCCATATCTGTTCCCTTTCTGGTCTGCCATCATCAGAGCCGGGAGACCATCCCGCGGCTGACGCTCCGGTGTGGAGCGTTTCGGCTAATATCTGCAAGGCTTTTCATAACGGATGACCGCTACCGTCTCGCCCGTGCCTGCAAGTGTTCCCCAGCCGTTCCACATAGGACCATTCAAGCCCAATAACTTAGGCTGGTTATATAGTTCTTCTCTCTGGCTTTCTGCAAGTCTGCCGTTATTATAGCCATAAACAAGGCTTTCAAACTCTGCCGCCGTCTTGATTTCCGTTGGCATATCGTAAACGCATTTTGCGCCGCTTTCTAATGTTCCTATAATCATAATTTTGTACCATTTCGCCGACTGTGTTATAATCGGCTTACCTTTCTTTTTTGATTGGTGGCGGTTCGTTCTTGGTAGGGGCGACCGCCTTTTTATTTGCAAGATTATAATATCACTTTAAAAAGAAATATGCAAGCGTTTTTATAACTTTTTTAAGAAATATTATTATTGACTTTTAAAACCTACTATATTATTATAAGAAATATAAGAAATAAATAAAACAATATAGAAAGGAGCTATCACAATGCTTAAATATCGCTTTAATGTCGGGGATGCTTTAGAGCGTGCCGGATTTAACACATACAAAGCCAAAACAAGCGGATTATTGAGCCAAGACACACTAAAAAAGATAAAGAACGAGGACACAAATATAAATGCTAAGAGTATAAATAATCTTTGCTTGATTTTAGATATGCAGCCGAAAGACCTCTTTATATATGAAGAGACAGAGGAAGAAAGAGAGCTAAAAAAGAAATTATAAAATATTTTAAAATATCACTTGCAAAAGTGACAAAGAAATGCTATTATAATTATACAAATTAAAAGAAAGGACAGCCGAAAGGCTGGAAGGTGGAAAAGATGAGATTATTTTTAGTAATCAAAAAAGACGAACAGAAAAAAGAGTATATAAGTGCAGTCATTAAATCAAGGCATTACCCAAGCACATATGCAGCGGATAATAGAGGCGTGCGAATCGTGGAATTACCAGAGATTAAAGAGGGCGAAGATATTTCGAGTTGTCATATATGTTTATAAGAAAGGGTAAAAGGTGGAACAAATGAGAATAAAAGAAGCGGAAAACGGTTATATAGTAGAGCCAGACGAAGCAAAACATGAAGGAGTTGTAAAAATTTGCAGAGATAACGCAACAATAAAACTTGATTATGAAAAAAATCAGAATTTTATTAACATAGTCAAAAATGCAGGATATAAATGGGATGGCACTAACTGGGGCATGAAAATTATAAATTCTAAGATTCAGGGAAAGTTTAAAGACAGAAGAATTGAGATTGGCAATATATTGCTTAATAGCGGCTTTGCTGTTGAATTTGAAAAACTGGAAGAAGCAGAAAGGGCTATTGGCGGAGATTTTACAAAAGCTCCTGGCAAGTGGGTAGTTCCAGCAGGGGCAATTGACAGGAATTATTATTTTGAATCTGAGGATTACATTGCATTCGGTTGGAATTTTGAAGATGATAAAATGCTTGAAGAAGCATTGACAATTAAGCACTCTAAAAAGATTAATAAATCTTGTGTTGTTGTGAAAATCTCAATGCTTAATTTCAACGAAATATTAGATTTTGCTAAAAATAACGGTTTTGAATTATCTAAAGACAATTACAAAATCAAGAAAGCAAAAGAACGCGCTCTGCGATACAAAAAGCACAATTAAAACAATGATTTACAGAATGAAATAAAAGAGGGCTTTGGCTCTCTTTTTTATTTGACTTATATATATATCTATGCTATACTATTCTAATAATTAAATAACAGTTATACACCCGATAATTATATAATATTTATTGGGTTATTTTTATGTTATTAGTATATATTATAATAAGCTGGATAAGCTCCGGCAGAAAGGGGAACAGATGGAGAAAGTACAGGAAGCACCAGAAAGTCAAGAAATTTTTGAAAATGAGATTGATATGTATTTTAAGCGATTCTGCACAAACGAAAATATCGAAGATATGGCATCAGCTCCGCAATCTCTCTTTTATGCTGCTTTGATTTATGTATACAATAATACTTTTAAGGGTACTAATAGATTAAAATTAAAAGGTAAATTACAGGGATATAATAATAATAATTATAATAATCAGTATAGTAATATTAATAATAGTAATTGCAATAGTTATAATTATGAGTATCTTAATTATATAGCAGATTATTATATATATATGTGTTATAAGTATAATAAAATATGTACTATATCAGGATATTGTAAGTTAACTGGCATAAATGAAATAGTTATATATAATTGGGCTAATGAACGAACAAAGGCGGATAGACTAAGTACATCGGCTTATGATTTGTGGGAAAAATTGTCAAAAGATTATGAATCTAGCGGAGAGGCTCGGCTCTGGTCCGGTAAGAACCCAGTCGGACAGCTTGCGGTTATGAATCGCCGCTTTGGTTGGAATCTTCCCGGAGTTAGCAGAGAAAGCACCACAAAGGTTATTAAAACAGCCGCAGACCTTCCGCAGCTTGGCACATCTGGCGACGCTCAAGGCTCTAATGTTCGTCAAATTGCACAACAAAAAATCATTGTGCAAGATGTACAAGAAATCCCACAAAGCCAGTAAACAAGCGGATTACAGCCGTTTGCCTTACAATGATTTCACTTCGCTAAATTAGAGTTTAGCGAAGTGATAAAACGGAACATTTGAGCGACAAAAGCACGATAAAGCCAGTAAACAAGCGGATTGATAGCGTTTGTATGATAATTATTCATTGTGCAATGGCTCCGCTCTGGCTGATTTCATTGTACAAAATGTATAGCGCATGGCGTGGGGGTTATTAGTTTTCAGATTTTCACCCCAACTAAGTCGCTCAAATATTTTCAAAAATAAAAAGGCTTATTATATATATTTATATATACATAACCAACCAATAATAATTTATTAAACTATATATAATAACCATTATATTTATTAATATATAGCTTTGATAATAATTTACATAATATAATCAATAAATCTACTGTACAAATCTGATAGATAGGTGTATAATAGACACATCTTAATTATTCACAAGATATTCAATAAATACACACATCAAAACGGCTAATTCAGCCGAGTAAATTCCAAAAAATTTTAAAAAATAAAAAAGAGTTAGGAGTTAGAAATGCAGGGAGCAGAGTATCAGGCTTTGGCTATGCGTACTAACGATAAAAAGTCTACAGATAGGCTTCTGAATAAGATTGATGATTTAAAGATTGGCAATCGTGGCGAAGATGCGCCAGAGATTGAATTAGGTGGTGTTCTTAATGCTGCACTGGGTTTATCTGGCGAGGTTGGAGAACTTAACGACATGCTTAAGAAATGGATTTTTCATGAAAAGCAGTTAGATGCCGAGCATTTAAAGCGTGAAATCAGTGATGTATGTTGGTACTTAGCTTTAATGTGTGATTCATTTGAGTTTAGCCTTGATGAAATCATGCAGATTAATGTTGATAAATTGAAAGCCAGATATCCGCAAGGCTTTGACACTTACAAAGCTAATCACAGACAGGCAGGTGATGTTTAATGAGCGATATTTCATATCCATTGCCTTGTATTAATTGCGCAAGTAGACTTCAGTCAGAATACGCATGTAATAATTGCATACATAACGGTGCTAAGAGTGATGATAAGTTTGATAATTTTATTTCGCTTAAAGATGTTGCGCCTAGCGTCAATGAAAAGTCGGTAAACGACAATGTTAATCATCCGAGCCATTACACAACCGGTAAGTATGAGTGCATAGATGTAATGATTGAAATATTTGGCATAGAAGCTGTAAAAACTTTTTGCCTGCTTAATGCTTTTAAGTACAATTATCGTTCCGGAAGAAAGAATGGCAGACAGGACATTGAGAAAGCTGTCTGGTACTCGAATAAATATTTGGAATTAAGCAAATAGTCGTATCAGTCAATGAAAGTATAATGGTTGCAAAGGATAGTACACTGCGACTTGTGGCGAATGCATACTGGGAATAGCCACTATTGCCCTTTAGTATAATGGTTAATGCACAGGAGCTTGATTCCTGCAATATGGGTTCGATTCCCATAAGGGTAGTTTATTTTTCTTTTTATTTGTTTGGCTGTTCATTATTGTGTTTTTGCATTTTACACAGAACAGTCCTCCTTTCATGTACCTCTTTGGATTTTGTTCAGTTAAAAGCGGTGCAAGACCGCTTGAGAGGGTTTGGCGTGTATATACATAGCCATGTGAAAATCAGCTTATCAAGAAGCACTCCTTATCAAAACACCCCTAATATTTTATTATTTCTGTTCTTGCTTCTTGATAGCCGTTATAGGCGGTATTTGCCGATAAGGGATAAAGGTATTCCAGTAGCTTGCTAAGCTATCCAACAGAAATGTTGTGTAGGTTCGATTCCTACTGTCGGCGTTCTCACATACAAGTGAAATGGAAATATAGTTGTTGGTTACCTGTATTATCCTAAAACCAACCCGTATGTGAGTTGATGTGTGGCGGAATGGGTAAACGCTAATTGATGGTTAAGAGAACGGTGTGCGACAAGGATTGCTAGAACAAGTCTGGTAAATAGCTGTAAGCAATTACACCAATAAATCCGTTAGAAAATAAAAATCCATTTATCCCTATTCGTAGGTGCAGACTAACTGACGGAATCTCATGTGTGGTTCAAATCCACACCACATCAAGTGGTCGGGTAGCTCCCGAATAAACAGGCGTTGCAGTATTCCCTGCTGAATAATTAAAATGCTTGCGTTGGTTGATTTGCGAACAGGATGGCAGATAGTGTAATGAAGTGCCATAAATACTTTCCAACACAAGAAACTGTACAACGGATAGTAGTTCAGTTGGGAGTAACGCTTGATTTATTCAAGTAGTCATAGGTTCAAGTCCTATCTATCCGATTACAACAAACTAGCTTGACGAAGCGAAAAGCACTTCCGCTGTGCCTGTTTGTTGTTTTTATCAATTAAGCGGAGTATGTATCACAGGCATACATAAATGATATCAAGCGGAGGTATTTAATTATGGCAACAATTAGAGTACATAAAACAAAAAATTACACGGTTATGAGTAATACTCATTTAAGGGATAAGAATTTAAGCCTGAAAGCAAAAGGATTATTATCTGTAATGCTTTCATTGCCCGATAATTGGGATTATTCAATAGCTGGGTTAGTTGCAATAAGCAAAGAGAATGAAACAGCCGTTAAGTCGGCTTTAAATGAATTAAAAGATAATAATTATGTTGCAGTTACCAAGGAAAATCCAACAAAAAGCAATGGCGGAAGAATAAAATACACTTACGAGATTTACGAAGAACCGCATAAACAGAAAGTAGAAAAACAAGATATAGAAAATCTAGGGGTTGAATGTCAACAGGTAGAAAACCACGGACAATTAAATACTAATGAATTAAGTACTGATGAATTAAATATTAATATACAAAATACTAATGAATTAAATACTAAAAGTAATTCTCTTAACAGAGAACAATGTAATTCTTTTTTACCCAAAGATAAAAAAGCGAAAGAGTTTAAGCCAATAAACGAATACTCTCAAAGTGATTGGGAAGTTGCCGAAGAAAGAATGATAAGTAGAGCTGGCAAGATAGCTTATGATTGGACTAATGATAAAACACTCAAAGAAAATGTAGAAGCATTCTTTAAATACTTTTTAGATAAACACGGAGAATGTACTGGAGAATATCACTACCCATTAACAGATAAGGTTTTATCAAGAGTAGTAGATAATTTAACAAAAGAAACCGACATAGAGCGTGACGGATATACAGATACCTATTACGCAGCTATAAGTGATATGGACGATAATACAGACTACAAGATGTTAGTTGATGAATATTTCAATACAAAGTTTTCGGCAAAATGCGATTACAGCTTAGTTCATTTTTCTTCTGAAAAGGTTTTAATCAACATTATGAACCACGCTTGTAAGAGCAGTTGGTGCGAAAGCAAGGAGTGATTATTATGGCTATGGGAGTACACCCACTAAACAAAGATAAATTTTACGAAGCAATGAACCTTTATGTATCGGGGCAGGTTTCGCAGGGAAAAGCGGCAAAGATAGCAGGTTGTAGCAAACCAACATTCCTTAAATACGCTAACAAGATTTATGGCGGCGAGGAGTTACCAGATAATTTATGGGGGAAGAATGATGATTAAGAAAATTATTAATTGTTGGATAAGACACAAGACAAAGAACTTAACAAGAATACCATTGTTTATAATGACATTTAACTATCGTAAATATAAAGCAGACGGGGAGAAGGACAGTTGCATGTTTTACACACACCCGGATATTGCCAAAGATGAATTTGTGAAAAGCAAATTACAGGAAGTCGTTGACTATATCAGAGATAACTATGATTTGAATATATTTACGAAGATTTGAGGTGCAATATGTGTAAATTTTGTGAGGAAAATTTTCCTGTCATAACGCGTTATGGTAAATTTAAGCTTGATAAGTTGTCAAATAAACCTGTAATTACATGCGACTTGAATAAATGTCCGTCCTTTGCGGTGTGTAGCAGTAAAGATATGAATGTTGAAATGGTAATGAAAATAGATTATTGTCCTATCTGCGGTAGAAAGTTGGTGTAAGAATGAAACACGAAAAAGAATGGCACACATGCGATAGGTGCGGCGCAGAAATAAACGAAAATGAAAGAAGTATGTTTCTGAAAAAGGTTTATAGAATAAGCGGACTTTTAGTTAGAAAATATGCTTATGAAAAGTTAAATGCCTTTGATTTATGTCCTAAGTGCAGAAAAGATTTTGAGAGGTTTATGAGGAATGAGTGATATATATGCAATACCGGTATATAAATATAAAAACAACAAACTCTCTTCGGCGTTTGAAGAAGCCAAGGAAAATGAAGAGTTTGTAAGCCTTGCGGATTTTAATGCAACGGAGAAGAGATTGAAGAAACGGATAATAGAATTATCGGCAAAGATGGAGGCCTGTGAGGAATGAACAAAATTGACAATCCTTTATCGGAGCATCAATCGCCACCCGAAGAAGCGTTGATAAATTTCGGTGTAGATGTTTCAAAAGAAGCAGTAGAAAAAATGCTTTGGAAAAGTTTGGCAGACTGCCACAAAGCCACATTGAAATGACTTTTGCTAGGGATTCTAAAATAGTTGAAGAAACAAGGAGATTTATGAGAAATGAAAATATCAGAAATGAATAACTGCATTGAGAAAATGCGGGAGTGTTACAAGTTTGATGATAATAAAACAAAAATAAGACTTGGAGATATGATAAACGGAAGTAACAGATATGTAACTGTCAGTGTAAGGGATGAAAACGGAACACAGATTGAAATGTCAAGATATGCGGATGAACTGTACAAGGAGTAAGATTATGAAAATAATTAAAAAAGGCGATTTGAACATAGCCAAAAAACCGCGAAGGTTTGAATGCAAGAATTGTGGAACGATTTTTGAAGCGATTGAAGAAGAATATATATACTGTGGCGACCAACGAGAGGGCGATAACTGGAAGTGTGAATGTCCTTTGTGCCACGGAGCGGTATATTACAACTAAAACGATATTACCGGCTACAGATTGATTGTAGTCGCTACCCTAAAACAGTTATAGGCAGAGGTCTATAAGCACCTTTGCTGAAAAGTGGAGGTGCTTTTCTTATGGCTAGTCAGAGCCTTATTTCTACAGTTAATGGATATGAAAATTACATAAAGAAAAATGGAATTGATGAACAGGTAATCAATGCCTATGTAGACGCTTGCAGTGTAGCCATAAACGGCGAGAAAGATATTGAGTATGGACTACAACTTACAGAAAGGACAAAAGAGCTTATAGAGCGTTTCTGCAAGGATAAGACAGGTGGAACGATATGGGATTTAGAGAAGTATGCGTTTGCAAATAAAACGGAATATGAGCTGATTAATTGGTTTTACGATATTTTACTGATTGAAGCGCAAAACAAGGTTGTTGACAGCGGCTTTAGGTATCTTGAAAAGAAAAGAGAGCCTAAGGAACGATTTTATATGCCACGCCGCAAACAATTTATAAAAATGGGGCTAACAGAAGCATTGCAAGGTATGATTGATGATAAATACGATATATTATGCGTGTCATTAATACCAGGAGCAGGGAAAACAACCATTGAAAAAATGTTCAATGCTTTAGTGACCGGCTGGTTTCCTAATGACTTTTGCCTTTTTTACTCTCATTCGGGCGACATTACACGAATGTACTACGATGGCGTGTATGACATTGTTACAAATTCTGACGAATATGCGTGGAATGAAATTTTCCCTAATCTTACAGTTACAAGCACCAATGCAAAGCTGGAACAGTTCAATGTAGGTAAATACAAGCCATTCCCTAGCATACAATGTACATCTGTTGGCAGTAAAAATGCTGGTAAAGTTCGTGCAAGCAAATTTTTGCTTGTAGACGATATGATAGGCGGTATTGAAGAAGCACTTAATCCTATGGTACTTGATAAGCTATGGGATAAATATGCGGTAGATGCCAGACAAAGAAAAATTCAAGACACAGACGGACATAATTGCAAAGAAATACATATTGCTACACGCTGGAGCGTACACGATGTTATTGGCAGAATACAAAATATGTACGCAGGGAATAAAAGAGTTAAGACTATCGCTGTGCCGGATGTTGACCCAGTGACAGGCGAGAGCAACTTTGATTATGAATATAGTGGATTTACGAAAGAATTTTTCGCGGACCAGCAGTTATTAATGGATGAGATATCATATCGGTGCTTGTACAAGCAGGAGCCTATAGAGCGTGAGGGATTGCTGTTTCCAGATGATAAAATCCGCAGATATCTTAATCTACCACACGGAGAGCCGGAGATTATCACAGCTCAATGCGATACAAAGGGCAAAGGTACGGATTATTTTGTACTGCCTGTATTGCAAAAATACGGAGAAGATTATTACTGTGTTGATTGCGTATGTGATAACACAGCAGATTATGAAGAACAATACAGAAATGCTGCAGGTGTACTTGTAAATAACAAAGTGCAAGAGTGCGAATTTGAGCGCAATGCCGGCGGAGATAGGGTTGCTATGGAAGTTAATAAGCGAGTTGAGAGTGTAGGCTGGATATGCAACATCACTGATACACCAACAGAAACGAATAAGGAAGCAAGGATATTTCAATGCTCTAACTGGATTTTGCAACACATTATTTTTAAAGACTCATCACTTTACAAACCTAATGAACCATATGGAGTAATGATGTCGTTGCTAAAACAGTATTCAGTATCTGGAAAGAAACAGCTTGATGATGTACCAGATGTATTTTCAAACTTTGCATTGAGAATGACAAAAGGAAATCGGGTTAAAAAAACAGTCATTATGTCAAGTCCAATATAGGAGGTTAATCTATTATGACAACTAAGGATTATCTGAATCAGATAAGTTATTACAACAAGATAATTGATAATAAATTGATAGAAATAACACAGTATAAAGAATTATCATACAGCATATCAGCGGTTGTTAATGAAGAAAGAGTTATGTCATCATCAGATCCAGACAAAACAGGCTGCGGATATGTCAGACTTGAACAAATGGAAGAAAACCTTGATAAGCTTATAGATAAATACATTGATGTAAAAAACAAAATAATAGAGCAGATAGAGCAGATAAACAACGAAGATTATTACACAGTATTGTTTCTAAGATATGTCAGAAAGTTTACATTTGAAAAAATTGCAAATGAAACAGACTGGTGTTGGCGACAGGTACACAGGATACACGCTAAAGCATTACAAGCCTTTGAAGACAAATATGGGAGTGAATATCTGTAAAAGATGTCATAGAATGTCACATTGCCGGCGTGGTATAGTATATCTGTAAGAAGTCACAAAGATGTTTCTTCATAAACACATTCCTTATCGAAAGCACCGTTACTTAATTGTGGCGGTGCTTTTGTTATGCAAAGAGGTAATATATGAAATTTTATATGAATAAAGATAAATCAATCATGTGTCCGAACTGCCATAAGTTTTTAACTAAGGCAGATAAGGAAGACCCGCGCACACACAAGCTGGCTTGCAAACATTGTCATAAATGGATTTGGTATGTGCCGAATGATGATGATAATTTTCAGATTAAAGAAATTCCACGGAGCAGAAGCTCAAGTGGTATGACATTTTATTAGAGGTGCAAGAAATGCAGACAGGAAGAATTGCTATTTATACAGGTGCAAAAGAAATAACATCTGACAATATAATACCGATTTTGCGTGAAGCAATTTTGGAACATGATATTAATTCCAACAGAATACAATTTCTTCTTGATTATGATGCAGGAATACAGCCAATAGTTAGGAAGAATCCAAAGACTTACAGACCAGACATTGACTGTGAGTGCTGTGATAATGTGGCTAACGAGGTCACAGAGTTTAATTTAGGCTTTAAATGGGGGAATCCTATAACACTTGTTCAAAATGGCGACAATGAGGATTCTAACCTTACAGAAGCTATAGCGGAATTAAATAGTTGCTATGAATCGCAAAACGCAAGACAGAAGCAACAGGAACTTGCAAGATATGTTGAAATTGGCGGCGTTGGATATGTCTTTATTGATGCAAACACAGAGTATGAAGATGGGGAAAGTTATTTTACATATGACATATTAGACCCAAGAACAACATTTGTTATAAGGTCAACAGCTTACAATGATAAGAGAGTTATTCTTGCAGGTACTTATATCAAGGATAAGCATAGTGGAACAAGATATTATACTTGTTTTACTAAAGACATCCGATATGAAATCACTGACGGAATAAAAATTACTAATGGACCAGAAAAAGGAAAAACAAAATGGGGATTTTTAGAGAGAAGCGGAGAAGAGAATCCACTGCATAAAATTCCCATCATTGAATACACAAGGTCATTTGATAGAATGGGCTGTTTTGAACGGCAAATATCTGAAATGGATAATTTAAACTTGCTTATTTCAGACTTTACTAATGATGTTGAACAGAACACGCAGGCAGTATGGCATACAAATGATGTTGATTTCCCAGTTGAACAGGAAAAAATATTTGACAAAGATGGAACACCGCACATCACTGAAAAAGTAAGAAAGCCAAAATCTGGAGAATGGATGCAAACCTATACATCAGCAGATGGCAAAACTCCAATAGTTGAGCCACTTGTAATTAATTACGATTACACAGGTATGCTTAATAACATTCAATCAAGGCGACAGATAATCTTGCAGAAATGCAATGTGCCACAACGAAATGATAATAGCGGTGGAAGTACAGGAGTTGCAATGTCAGATGCAACAGGCTGGTCACAGGCTGAAACAGCGGCGGCAAAACAGCAATTAATTACAGATGGCTGCAAAATGGAAGAAATAAAAGTTGTTCTTGCAGCTATCAAGCTGTCAAACAATGTTAACAGTAGCAACCCATTACTTAAATTAAGGGCAAGAGATGTAAAGCCTAACATTAAGCGACAAAAAACTTATGAAATGTCAACCAAGGTTAATGCTATGGCAACATTGATAAGCCACGGATTTAGCCTTAAAGATACAGTTGATGCGATTCCGTTCTTTGACGACCCTAACGATGTTGTAGCGAGAAGCGGAGAGATGGTTAAGGCATATCAAGACAGTATAATCAACAAAGACACACAGAACCAAGCGGAGGGCGGAGATGGCGAACAATCACCTAACAAAGACCGCACAATGCAAGACTTATCAGACCAGACAGAAAATAGTCCAGTTATAGATAAGAGCAGAACAGATAAATAATTGATATTGAGCCACAGGGTAGAAAATGCCTTGTGGCTTTTTATATGCCCTAGAGAAAGGGCAATACAAATATCGCAAGAAGTTGAGAGAACAACAAAAAACGCAGAAAGCAGAGGTAAAGAAATTATGGCAGATGTAACTAACACAACAACAGAACCAACAACTAATAATGAACCACAGAACGAAGAGCAGACTCCTAGCGTAGAAGAGCTTATGGCACAGCTTGCTAGTGAAAGAGCTGAAAAAGAGAAGTATAAGAACGCTTCAGATAAAGCCAGTTCAGAAGCAGCTAAGTACAAGAAAGAACTTCGTTCAAAACAGACAGCAGAAGAACAGGAAGCAGAAGCAAAGGCAGAAGCTGAAAAGCTGCAGGCTGAAAAGTTCGAGAATATGAGCAAAGAGCTTAATCATATGAAAGCTGTAAACGCTTATCAGAAAGTTATAGGCGATGGAAATGATATTGATTCTTTGATTGAGGCGGTTGCAGATGCAGACCATAGCCTTATAGCAACTGTAATTGCTAATGAAGTGCAAAGACAGGTTAAAGAAGCTAAGGCAGAGTGGCTTAAATCGAGACCGGCTATTAATGCAGGCGGTGGAGAAGAAAGCACGATAACACAGGAACAGTTCAACAAGATGAATTACCACGAAAGAGTGGAGTTCAAAAATAAGAATCCAGAACTTTATAAGAAGTTCACAGAGTAGAAAACGGAGGTAAACAAACTATGCCACAGACTAAGTTAGCAAATTTAGTAGATCCACAGGTAATGGCCGATATGGTATCAGCTAAGTTACCAAAGAAGATTAAGTTCTCACCTATCGCAAGAGTTGATACAACGCTTGTAGGCAGACCGGGAAGCACAATTGTTGTGCCGAAGTATGCTTATATTGGTGACGCAGAAGATGTAGCAGAAGGTGTTGCTATGGGTACAACAGTACTTACAACATCTACAACAGAAGCAAAGGTTAAGAAAGCAGGTAAGGCTGTAGAGCTTACAGATGAATCAGTATTATCTGGTTATGGCGACCCACTTGGTACAGCTATCAATCAGATTGCTATGTCAATTGCTGCAAAGGTTGATAATGACAGCTATGACGCACTTTGCACAGCACCTATTGATTACGATGGAACAGCAGCACCTATCAGCTATTCAGCAGTTGTAGCGGCTAATAGCAAGTTTGATGATGAATCTGATTCATCACTTACAAAGATACTGTTCATTAATCCAGCACAGGAAGCCACATTGCTTAATGACGATGATTTTAAGAGCAACGATAAGTACCCACTTAATGTGATTATGAACGGCACTATCGGCTCTATTGCGGGAGCGCAAGTTGTTAAGTCTAAGAAAGTTAAGTTAGTTAAGTATGAGCTTGATGATTCGACAGGAACAATTAATGTTGTAGCCGACACAACGAGCGAAGACGCAACTAATGTTCACCTTAATACAGCACTTGCACATACGCTTAAGTCAAAGGATAAGGAAATAAAGGTAGGTAGCAAGTTAAAGGCTGTTACAACAGAATTCTACGCTTGTCCTATTGTTATCGTATCAGCAGAAGATCCTAACGAGGACACAGGTGCAGATGGCGTGTCAGAGGAAGAGAACGCACTTACAATCTATATGAAGAGAAGCGTTGAGATTGAATCTGACAGAGATATTCTTGCCAAGACAACTGTTATATCTGGTGATGAGCATTACACAGCTGTTCTTAGCAATGATTCTAAGGTAGTTCTTGCCAAGTTCGGAAAGTAAGAGGTGTTTATATGTTATTAAGACGACATAAAATCAACGCTGCAAAGCAGAGCGAAGAAGTAACAGCAGATAATGCAAGACAGGAAGCTGTTTATGGAGATGAGCTTAAATATGAAGAAGAACAGGACAAGTTTCCTACTCAACCTACAAGCGATTACACAAAAACAGCCATTAAGCGTATGCCAACAGCGGACTTGCAGACACTTGCCTTAGAACAAGGTATTGAGAACGCAATGGAGCTTACAGGAGCAGAACTTAAAGAACTGTTAATTGAGAAATTAGGGTTATAGGAGCTGAAATTATGGAATACACCACATTAGAGCAAGTTAAAATCAGACTTAAACAATTTCATATTGAGACAGTCACAAATGATGATGAAACAACATCTGATGTGGTAGTATTCGATAACAAAGAAGATAATCCGATAATCGAACAGCTTATTAAGCAAGCTACAGAAGATGTAAAGGCAAGAAGAAACTACCCAGACAGCTACACAGATGAAATGATAACCGAAGACTTGAAGAAATTTGAGAGTGTTATTGTTAATCTGGCTGTCTACGACCATTCACAAGCAGGCGAAGCATTTATGTCAAGTTACAATGAGAATGGCGTAAACAGAACTTGGAAAGACAGAGATAGCTTATTTGTTGGGGTATTTCCATTTGCTAAAGTGTTATAGCTTATCTACCAAGTTGTAGAAAAAGTAAATTATCTGTAATGCAGATAAGGCTATAGAAGATTGCGCGTTACCAATATGGTAGCAGGCGGCACACAGTAAGGGTGGTGGGCAGTGTGCCTATTAATTTTGCAGGAGATATAAAATGAAAGAACTTTTATTACAAACTTATACCATAGTATTACCGATATTACTTGGCTATATAGTTTGGCTTCTGAAACAACAGAAAAAGGACAAAGACGCCAATAGTAAAGGCACAATGTTGCTTTTGCGAGTACAGCTTATCGAATATCACGATAAGTATATGAAAATAGGTGAAATTCCATCTTACGCCTATGATAATTTCGTTGAGATGTATAACGCATATCACGCTTTAGGCGGTAATGGGATGGTAACTAAGATGTATAACGAAATACAGGAAATTCACTTAAAGAATGGAGGTAAAGATTAAAATGGATATAACATCGGTAACAACAGTTGTAGCAATCGTTGTAATAACATATCTGATAGGCTTAGGAGCTAAGGCAATTCCACACATTAAGGATAATTATATCCCTATAATTGTAGGCGTTGCAGGTGGTATCTTAGGCGTTATAGGCATGTATGTAATACCTGACTTTCCGGCAAATGACATTCTTAATGCGATAGCAGTAGGAATTGTGTCCGGATTATCAAGCACAGGTGTTAATCAGATTTATAAGCAGGTAAAGAACAATGCTTGACATTAATAAGCAGGCTATGAAGTATTCACTTCAAGGACAGACAGTAACTATCTACGAAAGAGATGATAACGGCAATATTCTTTATGAGGGATACACCGACACAGAGGGCAACTTCATTCCTTATCTTGATGATGAGGGAAATAAGATACCTAAAGTCCTTGAAGAGAAAACAGGCTTTTCAGAGCCGGTTGATTTTAAAGCTAACATATCGTTCAGCGGTGGAGAAGCACAGAGTAAAGAATACGGCTTTGATACCGCTGATTTTGACGCTATTTTACTGACAGATAGGAATATGTTGCCTGTTCAAAAAGGCGACCTTATCTGGCTTGATAGCAAGCCTACATACACATCTGACAGCCTTGTTGATGAAACATCAGCAGACTTCACGGTTGTAGGTACGAAACCGGCATTGTGTTCAACTAAGTATATGCTTAAAGCAGTTGTAAAGTAGGTGGTAAATACGAAGCATCAGAGAAATGAACAGCTAGTTGGTTCTATTTTTAAAGGAAAGACAATCCCATCTACGCAAGAGCCAATAAATGAAAGCATAAGACAAGCTATTTCACAAGCAGTTAAGGAGCGTGTTTATGGCAAGACATACAATTAATATAACCTTGTCTGAAAAGTCTGTAAATGAAGCTATCAGACAGCTACAACAGTATAAGAACTGGCTTATCAAAAAAACTTCACAGCTTGTCAAAGAACTTGCAAAAGTCGGAATACCTGTCATTGATGAAAATATGGCAAAAGCAAGTTATACATATGATGAGAAAGGTGTTCGTAGCGGTTCAGATACAAGCCATCACAGTTATGTTGAAATGAAATCCACAAGAGAATATGTTGAAGCAAAATTAATTGTAGAGGGCAAAGAACTTATGTTTATAGAGTTCGGAGCTGGTGTATTCTACAATGGAGCGGCTGGAAGTAGTCCACACGACAAAGGCGTTGTTAATGGTATGATTATCGGTTCTTATGGCGAGGGACACGGCGTACAAAAAGTGTGGGGCTACTATGACTATGACGGAAACTTAGTTCTTACACACGGTGTAGAAGCACAAATGCCTGTTTATAAGGCTGATATGGAAATCATACAGAAATATGTTGAGGTAGCAAGAAGAGTATTTAGTTAATTTTAACCCACTCTGCTCTATAACCTATTATATCGAGAATTTCCATAACTTCATTATAAGTAAAACTTTCTTTGCGAAAGCGATTACTAAAATTTTGAAAAGAAAGATGTGTTCCGTGCCTACGATTTAATTCAGCATTTACTTGTGACATAGTAAAACCTTGAGATACAATAAGACCTTTTAATTCGTCTTTTAACATAAAATCAACTCCTTTATATTATTTTTAATATATTATCATAATAAAATTAAATTGTAAAGTTTAATAAAACACTTGATAATTATAATATATAGGTTTATAATTAAATTATAAAATTTAATTAGAGGTGATATTATGGGAAAAGCGATTGATTTAACAGGGAGAAAGTATGGCAGATTAATAGCTGTTGAAAAAGTGAAAAATCCAAATGATAAGCACCACGCATACTGGAAATGCAAATGTGATTGCGGGAATTTTATTATTACAAGAAAAGATTCTCTCGAAAATGGACACGCAAAATCTTGCGGTTGCATAGGTGAAGAGAAAGACTATCATAGTCACGGATACTCGCACGAAAAGTTGTACAACATTTATCACGGTATGAAATATAGATGCTATAACCCAAATTGCGATTCATATTCATTATATGGCGGCAGAGGTATAAAAGTATGTGATGAATGGTTGGAAAATGTAGTAAATTTTATTAATTGGGCTTATGAAAATGGGTACGATGATAAAAAGACTAAAGCCGAGCAATCCCTTGACCGAATAGATGTTAATGGCAATTATGAGCCGTCTAATTGCAGATGGGCTGATAAAGATGTTCAAAATTATAACAAAAGATGCACAAGAAAGATAGTTATAAACGAAGAAGAAAAAACATTACTTGACTTACATAAGGAATATAAAATATCAATAACTACATTGAGAAGTAGATATCAAAGATATTTAAAAGGTTTATGTACTGTTGATGAATTAATTCAGAATACAAAAATAATAAATAAGCCCCAACAGATAATTATTAGGGTTGGTGAAGAAGAACACAATTTGACAGAATGGGAAAAAATAACAGGCACATCAAGAAAAACCATAATTCATAGATATAGAAAAGGGGCAAGAACATATGAAGAGTTATTTAAGAAAGGTCACTGAAAAGCGACTTTTTCATTTTGCAAGAAGCGATAATCTTTACATAGTAAGAGAGGTGTTTAGTTAATGGCAAATGCAAACGATTGGGCGATAGACCTTGAAAACACAGTTACAGCACTTGTCAAGGCTAAAACCCTAACACAATTAAAGAAAGCGTACCCAAAGATAGTCATAACAAACGAGGGAGAAAACAGCGGTCAAGCAATATTCCCAACAGTATACATACATCTGTTGCCAGCAGTAGAACAAGGACAAACGCTTGACGGACAGACAGTTAACGCATTGTTAGCAACATTTCAAGTAGATGTTACTACTAACACAAGCAAAGCTGATTGCCGCAAAGTTATGGCGACAATTACAGATACATTTAAGACAATGAGATTTCAAGGCACATCAATGCCAGAATTTTCAATCAGCAATAAAGTACACAAGAGTACCGCTAGATTCAGACGAATGATAGCGGCAAATGACAGATTAATGTAACAAAGAGCAGAAATGCTCTTATTTTTTTGCAATTTTTTAGGAGGTAGACAATGGCAGATGCAGTAGCAGGATTAAGTACACTGGGCGTTACTTTCTCTTATGGAGTTGAAACAACAGCAGGCACAAAGCCAACATCATTTAAGTTGCTTACAAGAATTAACTCTATTGACGAAATTACAGTAACACCGGAAGCAATAGATGCTTCGGCACTTGAGGATAAGCAGACAAGAAACATTGCAGGCAGAGATACAGTTACAGATACAGTTGCAGTTACAGTCAACAAGACAGACGCAACAATTAAGGAATGGAAAGACGTTATCACAGCTTACAATGAATTGACTGGTGGCAAGAGAATGTGGTTCCAGGAAATCACACCAGGTATTACAGATGCAGAGTTCTTTGTGGCACAGCCACCATCAAAGTTACCAATTACAAGTAAGGAGCAGAATGGACTTCTTACAATGGCTATCAACCTTATTATTGAGGATATGATAGGAACAGATACAGCAGTTGTCCCAACATCGGGGGAATGATGAGCTATTCGACTAAATCTAAAAAGGCTGTGTCGGATAGCGTAGAAAACGCCAAAACAGCCGACTACACATCATATCTTGATGATGTAACAGAATAATCAATTTAAAAGGTAGGTGCGGTGTAAAATCCGCACCTTTCCCTATATGGACGATAGGGTGGGAAAGGGTAAAAATTATGATGAATATTAATGTAAATGGAAAAGAATACAAAGTTGAGTTCTCTTTTGGTGCGGCAGAATGCAAAGAGATAGTACAGAAGATGTTTAGCGTAGTAAATGGCTCTTACTTACTTGCACAGACGGATAAAAGCGTCGCACAGGCTTCCTTTGATGGATTAGCAAATATGACAGCGGATATACCGGAGATTTGCATATTGGCTATCTATGCAGGCTGTACTGATAATAACCCAGTCACAATGGATGAAGCAAAGGAACTTACTAGAGCATATATTACAGAGAAGAGAAAGACAGATAAGAGTTACGGATACAGAGCATTATTCGAAGAAATCAAGAAAGCGATGGAAGATGATGGTTTTTTCGAGTTGAGCGGAATAACAGCGATGTTAGAGGAAATGGCGAACAATGTGGAAGAAGCGACACAGGAACAGAAGAAACCGACAGTAGTTCCACAAGACCACAAGAAAAAGCAGACTTCCGCAAAATAATCTGGGAAGAATACTTTGTCTTAGCTAGTTCACTAGGCATTAGTTATTCGGACTTTTTAAAAATGACACCTAAAAAGCTATGGGCAGTTGTAGAGGGTAAGAAACTTGAAAGACAACGAATAGATTCAGATATATGGCTTGCAGTAGGTAGTTACATACTCCCAGCAATCAAGATAGGTGTTAGGAGTGGTGCTTGGGGCAAGGGCGAACTTGAATACCCGAACAAGCCTATTTACAGCGATATTAGCAAAAAAGAAAATACCGAAGATGAAATACAAAGAAAGAGAGAAGAGTTTGTTTTGAATATGAAAATACGAAAAGCAAACTGGGATTTAACACACCCTAAAAATGATAAGCCGGAGGTATAAAGCGTGGAATTAGACAGTTTAGAAGTCAAAATTACCGGTACTGCCACTAAAGCTATCAATTCTGTTGATAAACTGATAAATCAGCTTACAAGGCTATCTACATCACTTGCGACTGTGAATGGCTCATCGTTAAGTAGCCTTGCGAGTGGTGTTAGTCAGTTAGGTTCTGCTATGCAGAATATGAACGCAGGAACAGCAGATTTTACAAGACTTGCCAAAAATATCACAAAGATAGGTTCTGTTGATTCAGCCGCACTTGCTAACACAGCTACATCACTTGAAGCTGTTACGAAAGCGGTTGCAAGCATATCAGCCATACCACAGAACACAACACAGGTCACAGAATTTGCAAAGTCACTTGGCAAGCTAGGCAGTAAGAGTATTGAAAATGCCACAGTGAATATCCCTAAACTGGGTAATGCGCTGAATGGCTTAATGACCACATTATCAAGAGCACCTAATGTAAGTAGTAATGTTATTGCTATGACTAACGCATTGGCTAATCTTGCTAGTCAAGGTAGCAAGGTGGGTACTTCTTCAAACTCACTTCAAAAGTCGCTGTATGGTGTTTCTACAAGTGCTAGGACAGCAACTAAAAGCAGTTGGAACTTGGCAAGTGCAATAGGTAAGTTTTATGCCACTTATTTTATGGTAATTCGTGGCAGCAAAAAACTTATAGAAGCTATAAAATCAACAACAGATTACATTGAAGCTTTCAATTATCAAGCGGTTGCGTTTGGCAAGATTGCTTCGGAATGGGATAAAGACTATGAAAAGTACGGCTATGATAACGCAACAGCATATGCAGAAAGTTTTCAAAGTAGAGTAAATGATACTCTTGGAAAGTTATCTGGATTGAAAGTTAATGTTCAAGGTGGCTTACTTGAAGAAAGTGGAGCAAAAAACTTAGGGCTTAACATACAAGAGATAACACAGTACGCTTCGCAGTTAGCTTCCGTTACTAATTCATTAGGACAGACTGGTGAAGCAACAACAGCAATAACAAAGTCAATGACAATGCTTGCAGGCGATATAAGCTCACTTTTTAATGTGGACTATTCAACGGTAGCACAGAACTTACAAAGTGGCTTAATCGGTCAATCAAGAGCATTGTATAAGTATGGTATTGATATTACCAATGCTACATTAGCGACATACGCTTATAATTTAGGCATTTCTAAGTCTGTATCAGAAATGACACAGATGGAAAAACAGCAATTAAGAGTATTGGCTATATTAGACCAATCAAAAGTATCGTGGGGGGATTTAGCCAATACAATCAACTCGCCAAGTAACATGTTACGCCAGTTCAGCAACAATATGAAAGAAGTCGGAATGGTGGCAGGACAGCTGTTTATCCCAATTCTTTCAAAGGTTATGCCAATAGTAAACGGAGTAACTATTGCAATCAAAAGATTATTAGTCAACCTCGCTTCTTTAATGGGCGTTAAGATTGACTTTGAGAGCTTCGGACAAAGCGGATACAAAGATACTTCTGACGGACTGGAAGATATTTCAGACGGATACCAAAATGTAGCGGATTCAGCAAAAAAAGCTACATTATCCCTTATGGGATTTGACGAAATAAATAAATTGCAGGACGATACAAGCTCAAGCAAGGGTTCAAGTGGCGGCGGTGGTAGCAGTATTGACTTAACAGATGATATTACTAAGGCGGCGGCTGATTATGAAGCGGCATGGAATAAAGCATTTGCCAATATGGAAAATTCAGCAACCGAATGGGCGGACAAAATAGAGAAAGCCATAAAAAAGGGTGACTGGTACGGGATAGGTACTTACGCAGGTAAGCAAATAAACAAAGGGGTAAATGCTGTTCCGTGGAAAAAAACAGGAGAAGCAATTACAACAGCCGTTTGTAAAACATTAGATTTTGCAGATGGCTTTATCAGTTCCGTAGATTGGGAGCAATTAGGCAAAGATATAATTAAATTTATTGAAGGAATAAATTTAGGTAAAATAGCAGTAAAAGTATCTGATTTAACAATCGATTTAGCTTTATCTGCAATAAAGCTATTATGGGGTGCTTACCAAGAAATATATGACAAATGGGGAATTGCTGGTATCTTAGCTTCTTTAATTGTTCCTGGTGGAGTTGTTACTATTAAATTTATTACAGAATTTTCAGCAAGCATAGAAGACAGCAAGTATGTAAAAAAAGCTAAAGATGCTGTAGAAGATATTAAACTTGCTGTACAAGAAAAATGGGATGAAATTACAGACTGGTGGAATAATACAGCTATTGTAAACTGGTGGAACAATGATGTAACACCATGGTTCGAAAAAGAAACATGGGTTGACGCTGTTGACGGAATGAAATTAGGAATACAAGAAAAATGGGATTCAATCGTTGGTTGGTGGAATAGTCTTGCGATTGTTTCTTGGTGGAGCAACGATGTGAGACCGTGGTTTACTAAGGAAAAATGGGAAAACTTAGCCGATGGAATTAAAAAAGGAATCCAAGGAAAGTGGGATGATATTGTAGATTGGTGGGATAGCAAGCCATCACTTCAGCGCATTTCTGTGGCTATCGAAGATTTTAAAGCCAAAATACAGAACGCTTGGAACAGCTTTAAGCAGTGGTGGAATGATTTAGGACTTGAATTTCCACACATTGATACACCACACTTTAAAATTGACGGAGAATTTAGCCTTGCACCGCCTAAAGTACCAAAAGTCAGTATTGATTGGTATGCAAACGGCGGATTCCCAGGTAAAGGGCAATTGTTTGTCGCAAACGAAGTCGGACCCGAAATGGTTGGTACTATGGACGGAAGAACGGCGGTAGCTAACCAACAGGAAATTACACAAGGTATTGCTAATGCGGTTTATCCGGCAGTTTACAATGCTGTTAGGGCGGCTATGGCAGAAAGTAGCAATAATATCAATGTAACGCTACAAGGCGACGCAGATAAGCTATTTACAATGGTACAAGATAAAGCTAACAGCTATACAAATATGACAGGTCAAGCAGCCTTTCCGTATTGATAAGATAAAAGTATTGTGTTATTCTTTTGCTATATATAAAAAGCAAAGGGGTAACGCAATATGAAAAAGAAAAAGAAACTTTACATCGGTTTGGCAATAGCTTTTGTCTTAGTCTTGATAATAGTTTACGGCAATAGAAGTACCGATACAAAGACAGAAAACACTAATACCACAACAGAAAAAAGCAGTGATAATGCCACTTATAACAATACGGAATTTAAGTATCTTAAGCATGAAATTATAAATAATAATGAAAAAGATATACTTATTGTTTATTTTGATTTCACTAATAATTCTAAAGACAATACCAGAGCTGCATATAATTATGACATAAATTGTTTTCAAAATGGCGTAGAATTGGATTATCCTTTACTCAAAGTTGTCAAAGAGGAAGATAATATTATGAAAGAAATACAGCCAAACACGTCTATTACAATTGCGGAAGCGTTTATTTTAAATGATAGAAGTAATGTAGATTTAGAGGTGGAAGCCCATTCGTCATTTATTGATAAAAAACTTATAAAATTAACATTAGAATTACAGTAGAGGGAATATGTATGTCAGTAAAAAAAGAACTGAATGAAATGTTAGAAGCAATAGGAGTGAAGAAGAAACAACAGCCAGAACCTCAACAGCCATTAAATCCTAACTTTAAAGGAGTGTACAGAGCGACGGAAAACGGATTGATTGAAGTATATTGTCCAAGATGTAGTAGTTGGGATTGTTCTCACACGCAGATTACAACAACTGTACCGCAGAAATCCAAAACAAGATATACTGTTAATCTGAATCCTTTAAGACCTTTTACACTGGTTAATAAGAAAGAGAAGATTAAGCAACAGGGCGGAACTTATTCACAACATAGGTTTGTATGTAACAGATGTGGGTTGATTTTTTGGTAATATATGGTTTAAACGGAGCGTATCTTTCGGTGCGTTCCATTTTTTATTAAAAAGTACTTGACAATTATTGCACGTGCATTTATTATAATAACATAAATATTGCAAGGGCAATAATTGAAAGGAGTGATTATTATTAGTCCAGCAGGAAGACCGCATAAGGAAAACCCTAGAAATGTTAATCTTAATATCAGGATAACAAAAGATGAAGCTAATCGTATTCAGAAATGTGCTGATGAATTAGAATTAACAAGAACCGATACCATTATGAAAGGCATAGGGTTAGTAGAAAAAGAACTTAAAGATAACAAAAAAGAGTAGCCACAAGTCGGTCAAAACTTATAGTGACTACTCAAACCACCAATCCGAAAGGAATTGATAAATACAATTATATCAGTTTCTTTCGGAAAATCAAGATTTTTCGGAGGAAAACAAATGAAAGAACAATTAAAAGACGAAATAAATGAAGCATTAGAAAATATTGAGGATATATGGATATTACATCAAATATATCGTTTTGCTGTCAATATGTCAAAAGATGATTTAAGTAAATAAAACATTATTGCGTGAGGCATTGTGGGCATATACTCCCACTACGCAATAAGTTCTGTTTTGAGCTAATGATGAAATTTTGTAGGAGGTAAAATAATGAGTTATAATTATCCAACTACAAAAGATAGTTCTCACAATGAGATTAAAGTACCTATGAACACTAAGAATATTTGCGGCGTAGACTGCTATGAGCAGAATGGCGTTGCTTACTTAAGATTGGAAAATGTTGCAAGAGGACTGGGATTTACACAAACCCAAAATAAAAACGGAAAGGAATATATTTCTATTCGTTGGGAAACTATTGACAGATATTTAAAAGACATTGGCTTCCCCAACAAGCTGGGGAAAGACGATTTTATTCCAGAAAACATATTCTACAGACTTGCAATGAAAGCCAAAAATGAAACAGCAGAGAAATTTCAAGCATTAGTGGCAGATGAGATTATTCCGTCAATTCGTAAGAATGGAATATATGCTACTGATAATGTTATTGATGAAATACTGAATAATCCAGACTTTGGAATAGAATTATTAACAAAGTTAAAACAGGAAAGACAAGCAAGAGTTGAAGCAGAAAGAAAGAACGCTATCTTAACACATGTCAATAAGACATATACAATGACAGAGATTGCTAAGGAACTGAATCTGAAATCTGCTATTCAACTTAACAAGTTACTTGCTGATAAAAAAATTCAATACAGTGTCAATGGAACTTGGGTTCTTTACTCACCATACAGCAGTATGGGATATGAGGAAATTAAACAAGAAATTCTTGACAGCGGTAAAGTAATCTATCATAGACGAATTACCCAACTTGGAAGAGAATTTATACTGCAATTATTCAACAATGTTGCATAAGTTCTCTTGTGGGATATAATAGCTCAAACAGAAAGAAAATTCAATAGCTGTAAGAAATTTACAGCTATATTTTATTAATCGGCTCAATTTTTAGCCGACTGTCTAAAACTGGACACTTAACAGAGAACTCAATTTTGAGTTTTTTAAATGATGATTAATGGAACGAATTACTGACTGCACGAAATGGTGCAGTCGATTATGTTTGATAAACTAAGGAGATACAAGAATGGCAAAAGAGGTGTACAAAGAAGAAATAAAGGAACTTATAGATAAATGTGACAACATACATTGGCTGAAAGTTATATATGCTTATGTGGGGAGATTGTTGAAGTAAGTTTCAATCAGCACAATTTCGTGCCAATTAACTGAATAGGGGAAGGGAAATATCTTTCCTCTGAAAAGTAGCGCCGAAATCTTGGCTATATTAAATACTTAAAGCAATTAAAAAGGCTGTCAGCCCGACAACTGACAGCCAAAAGTCACAATACCGCTTAAACAAGCAGCACAGATATTATATAACACTAATTGAATTAATGCAATAGAAATATTAAGGAATGTATCAGAAATGGTGCATTCTTTTTTTAATGCCTTGAAAGGAGTGGTTTGATTGATTGACGCAGTTGTGATTGAGGGGGTTAGATTCCCAGTAGCATATAACGGCTACACATACAGTAGGAATAAGATATGGTCTAAAAATACAGGAAGAAATGACTACGGCGAAATGGTAGGCACAATCGTGGATATCAAAGACAAAGTAGAGCTTCAATTACCGCCACTTACAGGAGAACAAGCACTATTGCTTGATAATGTAGTAAGCGACGTAGATAACCCATTCCCAACGGCACAAGTCTTATTCTTAGGTGGTACACAAAAGGAAATGACAATATACACAGGAGATGTGACATATCCGTATCTCACAAGGGCAAAGAATGAGGATGGATTAATAGTCGGAGCAAAGATAAGTCTGATTCAGAAATAAAGGAGAGTTACACATGAAACTTAAAACAAGTGAATTAATAGACAGATTCCAGAGCTTAAGCAACATATCACATGACAAGACCACAGGCAGAATCGCTATGGCTGTTATGTGTAATATCAAGGCGTTAGAAGAATTATATAAGGCAACATTACAGACTATAGAAGATACTAAGGTCAAGTATGCAGACAAAGACGACAGCGGCAATCCGGTCGTCAATGATAATCAGTATCAGATTACATCAGAAAACTTAAAAAAGTTACAGGAAGAATTGCAGGAAATCAATGAGCAAGAGATTGAAGTGCCTGACATGACAATGCTTCCTATGGACGCATTCGATAAATGCGAAGAAATTACACCAGCTAAATTATACTCAATCGAGTTTATGATATCACATTAATTAATCAATAAAGGCGGTGTAGAATGAAGATATTAGACACAGCTATGACGGAAATTGTTAGGGGAAATAGTACAAGATACTATTCTAAGTATGTCGTTGATGAAAAAGAACATACTGATACACTTAACAATTTCAAGTTCCAAAACATGATAAATCCCAATAATGAAATTACGATAGGTAACACTTGCAGTAGCGGTGTTACCTTTTCTATTTATATGCCAACAATAAGCCTTGAAAATAAGGAGATTACTATATTCGAAGGCGTTAAGGTTGGTGCAGAAATTAAGTATATTAAGTTGGGAAAATTCACAGTTACTAAACAGACAAGTGACGGAGAATACACAAGTTATGAAGCATACGACAGAATGTATAAGGCTGATATGCCTTACTTCTCGGATATGGCATTTCCTAGCACTGATAAAACTATTCTTAATGAGATATGCGGTAAGTTAGGTATATCTTTAGCAACAAATATAGCCACAGCACATACTATCAGTGACAAGCCGCAAGGATATACCTACAGAGAAATTATCGGTTATATGGCTATGTTGCAAGGCTGTAACGCGGTAATTAATTCTGATGGAAACCTTGAATTAAGGTGGTATAAGGATAGCGATTATGTACTTGACGGACATAAGTATTATCAGCAAGGCGTTACCTTTACGACATCTAAGGATTTCATAATACAAAAACTGACATGCAACAATACGAAGTCAGGCGACAAGGAAACTAGCACAATTACTAGCGGTAGCGGTGCAACTGGACTTAGCTTTGCTAACCCATTTATGACACAAGCAATCCTTGATGAAGTCTATAAAAAGATAGGTGGTTTTACATTTAGACCACTTACGGTTAAGTTTGTTGGTGATTACCGACTAGAAGTTGGCGACATTATTACTGTTAACAAGAACGGCGTTGATTACAAAGTGCCTATAATGCAGATTACGCACGAATGTGACGGCGGCTTAATGGATACTGTTACATCTATAGGGCAATCTGATACGGAGAATACAAGTGTTGCTTCTGGACCTATTACTAAGCAGATGGAGCGGTACTATGCCGACTTGATAACCGTTAATAAGGCACTAATTAATAAGTTAGATGTAGATACAGCCAAGATTACCTATGCAACAATAACCAATCTTAATGCAACTAACGCAAGCATTGAAAATCTTAAAACAAATAAGTTAAATGCAACATATGCAGATATCATCAACGCTAATGTGGAAAGCCTTAAGGCGGCTAATGCAGAGATAGTCAAACTTAAAGCTAATTCATTAACAGCAGATATAGCCAATTTAAAATACGCACAGATTGATTTTGCTAATGTAAAAGGACAAGTAGTAGGAACTTCTCTTATTAAAGACGGAGCGGTAACTAATGAGAAAGTACAAAGTCTATCCGCTAATAAGCTGACAGCAGGTACTATTGACGCAAGCAAGATTACAGTTACTAATCTTAATGCTGATAACATTACAGTAGGTACAATCAATGGCAAGCGTATCGGAACTGGTTCTTTATCTTTGGATAAATTAGCTGAAGAAGTACCTACTAAAGAATATTTAGACAAAGTGCAAGAAGAATTACAAGGTCAGATTGACGGCAATATTGAGACATTCACAAAGACAGAAATACCTACCCTTAATAATGAGCCAGCTATTAACTGGAAAGATAACGCAACGAAAAACAAGCATATAGGCGATATCTGTTATGTGGTTAATCCGGCTTCAAGTGCAGATGGATATTCATACAGATTTGCCAACACCGGCACAGAGCAAGAACCTATTTATGAGTGGGTACTTATCAAGGATTCAGATGTAACTAAGGCTTTGCAGGATATCATCAATATCAACGGCGAAATAAAAGGTATTAAGTCATTTAATACTGAAATATCAAGTTGGAAAACAAACACAGATGAGGAATTGTCAAGCATTAAGGCAAGAACAACAACACTAGAAACTGATATGGGTAATAAGGTTAGTACTACTACATTTAACAAGGTTAAACAGACCGTTGATGAAAATAGTTCTACTATAACTAAAATGTCTGAAACGCTTAGCAAAAAAGCTGACAGCAGTACAGTTACTACTTTAAGCAACACTGTTAATAGTATTAAGCAAACAACAGATAGCAACACATCAAGCATTTCAAGTTTAACAACAACTGTAACAAAAGTTGAAAATACAGCTAGTAATGCAAATAAAACGGCTAGCGAAGCTAAAACATTGGCAAGCAATGCGGCGACAGAAGCGGCAAATGCAAAGAAATCCGCTGATGAAAGCGTCACCAAGGTTACAGCATTAACGAATACCGTCAATTCAGTTAAACAAACAGTCGACACAAACACTTCAAGTATCAGCAGTATGCAGACAACCATTAAGAACAAAGCTGACAGTTCGACAGTTACTGCATTGTCGAATAAGACTTCTGAACTTGAACAGAGTTTGAATGGCTTTAAAACAACTGTAAGCGATACCTATGCGACAAAGACAGATTTAAACACAGTTGACGGGAAATTCGTCAATTACAGTACGACAGCGCAAATGAATTCTGCAATTACACAGAGTGCAAATAAGATAACAAATAGCGTTAGTGCAACTTACACTACTAAGACAGAGTTTAACAATCTGCAAATTGGTGGAAGGAATAGAATACTCTATAATAATCTTATTCTATTTGAACCAGGTTCTCTTGACAAAAGCAACTTTATAAAGAGCGGAACAATTGTATATAAAAAAAATCATGTGTTTTCTGGATTTAGATTTGACTCAAAGTCTTGTTATGAACTTAATACACATTACATATTGAGTGGGCATATAACGCTTTTGAGTGGGGTATTTAACAGCCTCCGTTTTTACAATGGCGGTAAAATTGGAGCATATATTTCGTTCAGAATAGATGGTGTTGAATATGGAAACCCACTGAGTAATGATGGAGAGGGGCTTACCAATATAGGTGTTTTGAACGATAAAAGAGAGCATTATTTTGAGTTTAGTTTCTCTACGGGAAGCTCAATAACGGATGATGTAGATGTTAATTATACATTTTTTCAACCTAATCTTAATAGTGCTGCACTATTATCATTTAAAATATCAGGTTTTTGCTTGGAAAAAGGAGACAAAGCTACAGATTGGACACCGGCACCAGAGGATGTTAATGCTAAATTTAACAATTATGCTACAACAGCAAGTCTTGACCTTTATATTAAGAAAGACCCAGCGAGCGGCGAGCTTAAATCCGCAATTGAAGCTATAGCAGACGATATAACACTTAATGCAAGTGGAACAATTAACATTAGCGGCAATAAGTCTGTTAATATTAACGGCGACTTGTTCACATTAACGACAACTAATACCACTATTTCAGCAGATGGAACAATCACATGTAAAAAATTAAATGCTAAAGGTAGCACAATAGGCGGATACACAATTAATGATTATACTTTAGTGGGTGAACAAGTTGGAATAAGTAGTAAAAGCGGATATGCTTTGGCGTTTTGGGCTGGTTCTGATACACCAGAAAATTCTGTGTTTAAGGTAGGACATGATGGTAGCTTGTATGCAAAATCAGCTCATATTACCGGAGGAGATATAGACATTAACACAAGTACATTGAGTACATCTGCAATTAAGCTGAATTACAACAGTAGACATGCTAAAATGTCTCCTTACCAAATAAGTTATACATCAGATGAATATGAATCATTTATGGATGCAGACGGCTTCGCAATTTTGGATAAAAGCGGAAATACTATATCTGAATTAAGAGATAAGTCTTTAATGTTAAATCAGGGAAATTGTTATGTGTATGGATATTATTATATAAGTTCTGGCGGTGCATGGGTTGAACTGTCGGAGTGGATTAAGCAAAAATTAGGTATATAAACCCGCACAGCGGTAGAAAGGAAAAACAATATGTTAAGTATAACAAGAACAACAAATTTAAGCGGAACATCTGTGATTAACGGTCAATCAGCTATGACAATGTATGCGGCTGTACCAGAAACCGGTTCATTGACAATTAGTCAGACAATTACTAACAAGGAATTGTACCTTGCAAATCAGACACAATGTGATAATGACTATGAGAATTTCAAAGCAGAAGTTAATAAGTTGCTAAAGAGTGAACAGCAGACAGCTGATTCAGATACGATAAACGCAGTAGGAACAGCAACAGAGTAAACTATCAGAGAGCGTGGGTTTAAGCCTGCACTCTTGTTTTTTAAGGAGGTAATTAGCCGCGAAATGAGAATAAGACGCAAGGTATTGACAAAAATTGCAGAAGAAGATGTAAGGCATTTTTATTGAACATGACAAACTGCAAGAAGCAATTTGCAAGGTTGGCAGTGCCGCATAACATTAACAATATAATATTCGCAATCAAGCACCTTAGTGGAAACACTGGGGTGCTTTTTTGATACACATTTTTCTAAATTTAGGAGGTAAATTTATGAGCAAATTATTCGGAATTGACACATCGAAGTGGCAGGGAGATTTTGACTTTCAGAGAGCTAAAGACAATGAGGGTGTAGATTTTGCCATCATCAAAGCGGGCGGAGCTGATGATGGTTTATATGAAGATAGAGAGTTTGAGAACAGCTATAATAAGTTGAAAAGCGCAGGCATCCACAAGGGAGCATATTTCTTCGGTAACGCATTAAGCAATGACGAAGCTGTAAATGAAGCCAGATACTTTGCACAGCTCTTAGCAGGCAAATCATTCTGCTATCCAGTATTCTATGATGTTGAAGCAGGCATGGTTACTGGCAACGACCTCACAGACATTATTATGGCATTTCTTGATGAAATGAGGAACGCAGGATATAAGAATGTCGGCTTATATTCATACAGAAACTGCATTAACAATTATGTAGACATTTCCAGAGTAAAAGAAGCGGGATATGCTATATGGGTTGCAAGCTATTCAGATACAGAACCTAGCATTGCTGTCGATTATGATATATGGCAGTTTGGCGGCGGTGTTAATTATCTTAGAGACACACAGATTAACGGACAGACAGTAGACCAGAACTATTGTTACACTGATTATTGCACAGACCATGTTGTCGAAGAAGCAACAATGCCAGACTATGTGCCAGTACCAGACACTAAGTATCACAAAGGGGATACCGTTAAGGTACTCAACGCCATTCAGTATGATAACGGCGAGTCGTTCAGCACTTACTATGATGAGTACAGTGTTTTATCAGTTAGCGGCAGAAGAGTTGTTATCGGAATCGACGGAGTAATTACTGCTGCTATTGATGAAGATAACATCAGTCTTATTAAGTGTGTATATGACAGCGATATTAACACAGATACAGTAAGCCGCGGCGACAGCAAGAAAGTTAAAGTTCTTAATAACATTGATTATGACGGCAATAGATTTGGCGTATATTATGATGAATATGATGTGATTGAAGAGAACGGAGACAGAGTTGTTATCGGAATAGGAAATGTTACAACCGCCGCTGTCAATATTGCCAACCTTGAATTTATCGGCGGTGCAAGTTCTGATGATACGCCTACAGATATCCCATTCAGTGAAGATATTGAAGAGGGCAGCACAGTAAGATTTGTCGGAAACACAGATTATGACGGCACAGCTATTAAGGCTTGGTTTGATGAGTATACAGTATCAGAAAAAAGCGGAGACAGAGTTGTGCTTGTGCATGACGGAGAATTATTCGCAGCAGTCAATGTAGCTGATTGTGAATTAGTCTAACATATAAAATACCGGGAGTGTAATGCTCCCGGTAAATTCTTAATTATTCAAATCTATCATAACAGCCATAACAGCAGGCATTGTCGTTATAGTGCCGTTTGCAGCTTTAAATTCATAATTTCCCTCTAATAGAGTGCCATATACTGTAACATTGTCACCGACAAGCAAGTTAAAATCAAAAGAATCTCTATAATACATCAAAACAACATAATTATTAAAATTATTATCATCTTCTCCAACAGATAAGTAGTATGAAGCTATGTACTCGCTTGATTCTTCTCCGTTGTGCACATTTCCGTCTTTGTCTTCGACCTCCCCATCATATTTTAATTCTGCTACAATATTGCCTGTCAACTTTAATTCTTTATCAATATACTTATTAGGTGTACGCTTGAGCATTTCAACAGTTATATCATCAGAATATACACTTTTGTCTCTTGATAATAATGTTTCTTGCTCTGTCTGGACTTCACTGGTGCTTTCAACATTATTATCAGAAGCACTATTCTGACACGCTACAAGGCTCAATAAGCACATAACAAGCATAATGCTTACAATTATTCTCTTTTTCATAGGCAAATCCCCTTTAAATTTAATTTTACTAATCATATCACAATATGCATAATTTGTCGAATGCTGTCGAAACTTGCGATATTTTTAAGTTGATTTTTATATTATCAGTATTTATAATAATAATTGTCCGAGAGAGTTCGGACGAAATCTTCAAGTTTTGGCTAGGTGGCACTGTTTGATTGGCGTTGGCAGTGTCACCGCTGAAAACTGTTAATCTACTGGGGGTAGGTTGACATGCAAGAACAGATGTTCTATAATAACACCATCGCTACCAGTGTTATATCGTGCAATAAGGGGGATATATGGAGAATGAGGAATATAAACAGAAGATAATTGAACTAATCAATAAAACGGATGATTTATGGATACTAAATCAAATATATAGATTTATCTGTAACATGATAAAAGAGAGGGGATAACCCTCTCTTTTTTACTTCTCGTCTAGTAATTTCTTTGCGATAGCTTCCAGACATTCCCAATCTTTAGGTTCAAGCCTTGCCAAAGCACTAATTAGCTTCTTCTGAAAGCTGTCATCGTTTAATTCCATAACATCATTAACAAAAGCACCAATCTCTTGCTCTCTTGTACGGGATTTAAACATTTTTCCGTTTCCGGTTCGCAGCCATTCTTCATTGACATTAAATTCTCTGCAAATAGAAAGAATTACAGCGTCTGTTGGATTTCTTAAACCAGTTTCGTAATTCGTAACAGTATTCCCTTTAACACCGATTCTTTCTCCAAATTCAACTTGAGTTAAGCCATATTCTTTTCTTATCTGTTTTATTCGATTTTTCATTTCAAGCCTCCTTTCAAGATAATTATAACAAAAAAACTCACAAAGTCAATATTAACTATTGCATTATAGCTCTCGATGTGATATATTAAACTCACAAAGTCAAATAGAAAGGAGATGAAAAAATGAAAAAGCTAACATTTTCGGATGTCGCACTGATAGTATCAATCCTTGCTTTAGTTTTTAGCATTATTAACTCTTTTATATGAAATGAGAAATGATACTCCATGCAAAAGCTAGTATGGATATGATTACCGCAATCCAACCTTTAATATCAGCTTTGCTTGATGTTTTTAACGCAACATCAGCTTGTGTTTTGGAACTTTCGGCAATTTCCTTTGCTGAATCAGCTTGGGATTTAGCGGATTGAGCCATATCGTGAAGTTCCTTGCTTGTCTTTTCAAGATAAGCAGACTGACTTTCTAAAAGCTCATATGGAGATTTGCCTTTTTCATATGTAGGCACTTCAATTTCAGGAATTTTGGGCTGTGGAAATAATTTATCCATATTTGGACAATTTGGTGTGTATTGCATAATGACCTCCAATATTTTTTAAAAAACATTATATCACAGAAAGGAAGTGAATTGAATGAGTGAAAAGGAAAAGGAAATCATCAAGAAGTTATCCGATACAATACCAAAACTTGATGATAGCAAGAAAAATTACATTCTTGGTGTTGCCGAGGGAATGGCAATGGTAAGAGAGAGTGAAAAGACAGAAGGAAAGGAGTAAGAATGAGAAAACCATATGTAATCAACAGTGATGGCGAGTTCAAAACATTACAGGATTGCGTAGAGCAGATAGCATTGGGTATCGCTGATGATGTGAAAAATGGTGAAAAAACCGAGAAAATACAGGGCGAATGTAAAATTCTCGATTCTCTCACCAATGCTTTGATGGCAATTAAATCTTAATAGCCATTACGAAAAGGATTACTGATTGCTGTAACTTTAGCAGGCTGTGATTTGATAGTGCTTATAAATTCATCATAGTATTTGTGGTACTCTTCTTTGAATTTAGGCACATCACCTTGATAACCACATATTTTAGCCAGAGCATAAAGTTCAGCGAGTTTTGAGTTATCCATTAAATTTATCACCTCTTTTCTATTAGGATAAGAGGATTATAACACAAACGGATTAGAATTTTTGATATTGATGCAATAGAAAAGTGATGGTAGCGGTAAATAGTTGCAAATCTCTTATAATGTGGTATTCATTGGTTCTTCAAAACAGGAGTGGTGTCCTGTTTGCATCGAGTGTGAATTACCTACCGATTGGCAGTTTTGTCTTTAGCATATTTATTTAATTCTATTGATATAGAAATAAGAGCGTACAGGGTGCAGAAGTCTAAGCCACAGAAGTATGAGCCAACCGCTGATACGCACAATGCTATGACAGTATCCATACAATCTCCTTTCGGAAAGTGTCTACCATCACCTTTCTATTGTATCAATAAATATAAAGTTCTACAAGTTACAGCAGATAGGAATGAGCAGAATTGCTCAAATGCACTTTAAAAGGAATATATCACACATTATTTAGAAAGGAATGTTTATGGAGCTACAGATTTTTAGCAATTCAGAGTTTGGAGAAATCCGAACCATTACTAAAGATAATGAGCCTATGTTTTGTTTAGCTGATGTATGCAAGGCATTGGAAATATCAAACGTAGGAAATGTTAAGCAGAGGTTATCTGAAAAGGGTATCCATACTGCGGACACCCTTACAAAGGGCGGAATGCAGAAAATGACATTTATTAGCGAGGCTAATCTTTACAAGACAATCTTTCAGAGCCGTAAAGAAAGTGCAGAGAGATTTACAGATTGGGTTACAGGAGAAGTTCTTCCGTCAATCAGAAAGACAGGAAGTTACAGTAAGCCTTTGACAACATCTGAACAGATTAGATTATTGGCACAGGGTAACACAGAACTTACAGAGAGAGTTGATAAGGTTGAAGATAAGATAACCAGTATCGAAGAAGAAACTCCGCTTTACGGCTGTGAGATTGAAGAAGTGCAGAAACATGTTAGAAAGAAAGGAATTGAAGTACTTGGCGGAAAGGACAGCAATGCGTACAAAGACGGTGGTATTCGCGGTTCAGTATATTCTGATATATACAAGCAGTTAAAACGCGAATTCGGGTGCGTGGCGACATACAAGAGTATCAAAAGAAAATACTTGGCTGATGTACATGAATTCATCGACACCTATTTGTTGCCAATAGCACTTGCCGAAGTGGTACATGATACAAACATGTAGGAGAAGATATGAAAGAAAAGATAATTAACATATCCGCAACACTGGCAGGAATCAGCCTTATAGCGTTGATTCTAAGACCAGTACAACCGCAAGCTAAGATTAATCAGCAGAGTGCAGTGTTAAGTGAATGCTACAACTCACATGTTGATTATAAGGTTGAAACTGGAGAGATAAGTGTTGATGAATATGAGTTGTCGCTTATGGCACATTTACTGATGGGCGAATGCGGAGCGACATGCAACGATGATGAAATGCTATATCTTGCAGGAGCTGTTGTTTTGAATCGGGTACAAAGTGAGTATTTCCCTAACAGCATTGAAGAAGTTATCTATCAGCCAGGGCAATATCAATGTACAGAACTTATAAACAGTGGATTCTATAAAGAGCCAACAGAAAGGTGTTGGAGAATAGCAGAAGAATTATTAATAAGCGGATATGACATACCTAGCAATGTGTTGTATCAAGCTGAATTTAAACAGGGTAGCGGTGTTTATAAGAAAGTGCAGAACATGTACTTTTGCTACAAGTAAGGAGTGTTTATGGAAGCAAGGATAAGAGAAGAAATGTTCAACTTGGGTATTCTCTCTAATAAAAGAGGTTACATCTACATAATTGAAGCTGTTAAACGGTTCAATTCTTCTATAACAATGGAAGAAATTTACAATAACATTGCTAGTACAGTAGGCAAGTCAAGATGTGCTGTTGAAAGGTCAATTAGAACAGCGATTAAAACGGCTGACCATGATTTATCGGCATGGAAGAATTATGACTGCCTCACAACAAGAGGATTTATTGCAGCAATGTATTACAGATGTAAGGAGAGTGCCAATGAGTAACATAAAAAGAATTATTAAGCTGAACAGAAACAGGCAGAGAGCTATAAGGGAAAAGGATTTCAGAAAGTTCTATACTTTCAGTTGCAAAATCCATCTGATTGAAAGAATGGATAAAGTACCAATAGGAAGTTACATATTGAAGTAAGGAGAGAAAGAAATGGAAAATGCAATTAATAACAACAATATCACATTAATAGGAGTAGTCGAGAAAGAAGCAGAATACTCACATGAAGTATTCGGCGAGGGATACTACATATTTATGATTAAGTGTTTAAGAACAAGTGGCAATGAAGATGTGTTACCAGTGATGATATCAGATAGACTTACTGATATTAAAGAGATTAAAGTAGGACAGGCTGTCGCGGTTTTAGGGCAGATAAGAAGCTTCAATAAGCATACTGACAATATGAAGAGCAAGCTGATTCTAACGGTTTTTGCAAGAGAATTTGAAGTGCTGACACAGGATTCAGAAGAATTACCATTTGAAGATAATGCCAATATGGTTACACTTGACGCTTATATCTGTAAGCCGCCTATATACAGATGTACTCCAAAGGGCAGAGAGATTGCAGATATCTTAGTAGCGGTAAACAGACCATATGGCAAGTCAGATTACATACCATGTATAGCATGGGGAAGAAATGCGAGATTTGTAGGTGGACTTGAAACAGGGGAGCATATCCAGATCCAGGGAAGATTCCAGAGCAGGGAATACGCTAAGAAGATAAGTGACAATGAAGTTGAAACAAGAACTGCTTATGAAGTATCGGTAAGCAAGATTGATTATGCAGAGGAGGGCGAAGCTGATGTGTAGTGATATTACAGTTAGAGAGTTAGCAGGTATGGCTCTTGATGAAGAAGCGATGTGTCAGATATGGACATCACTACGCGGAACAATCTTTGATGGTTCGTTTAATGAAGCTAAAAATTGTCTATATGCAAATAGTATAGTTGATAGCTTCCAGATTGAAGATGGCGTATTTGTAATGAATGTTTAAATAATAAGGAAAGGGTATTGTTTATGAAAATATTTTTAAAAAAAGTAGTTTTAGAAAACTTTATGTGCTATGCAAGCAGAACATTTGATTTTTACGACATAACAAAGATTATGGCTGAGAATGGCGTAGGTAAGTCAACAATAGCAACAGCATACTTATGGTGCTTGTTTAACTGTGATTATGAGTTAAAGGATAATCCGGTTGTCAGACGTGAGGTTGACGGAGTATCAGTTGATGATATGGATGTATCAGTTGAACTTGCACTTGATGTTGACGGAAAAGAAGTAACTATTAAGAAAGTGCAGAAGCGTACTTACAGCAAGGATGGCAGCAGTTATAAGGATGATAACAAGTATTTCATCAATGATGTACCTAAGACATTAAAGGACTTCAACGCATATCTTGACATTGATATGAGCGTATTCAAGATGTGCAGTAACATCAACGCATTTCTTAATCAGAAGCCGGCTGAAATGAGAGAATATTTATTCAGTCTTGTTGAGAATGTGACAGACCTTGATATAGCACATTCTAAGGCTGAATTAGCGGAGTTAGTACCGCTGTTAGGGAAATACACAACGGAAGAATTATCCGCTATGAATAAGGCTACCAAGACAAAGATTACAAAGGATTTGCCTATTCTTGACGGACAGATTAAGGAAAAGGAAAGGGATATACAGCTTAAGCAGGCTGTTGAAGTATCTGACCTTGAATTACAGAAGAACAGCCTTAAAGAACAGATTGCTGATTGCGTGGCTAAGCAGACAGACAATGACAAGCTGTTAGCTGAATATGATAAGGCTAGTGCCGATATTCTCGATTTGAAGTTTAAGCAGGGAGATTTATCACGCAAGGCGAATGAGGAAAATGTTAAGGCTAGGAGAGAGATTGAGGGAAAGATTTCTGATAAGCAGTTCCTTGTTAGGCAGACAGAAAAGACTATTACTGATACAGAAAATAACATTACATATCAGCAGACTACTGTGGATATTATCAATAAGCAGTTGCAGGATATAAGGGATAAATGGAAAGCAGAGAATGAACGCAAATTTGACGAAGCAAGCCTTATTTGCAGTTATTGCGGGCAGGAATATCCAGAGGATAAGAAAGAACAGTTAAGAGCCGATTTTGATAGCCACAAGGCAGAAGAATTAAAGCTTATCACATACAATGGCAACCTTTTTAAAGACAAACTTGATAAGAATAAGAAGATTCTTAAAGATTTACAAAAAGAGTTACCACAGCATAGAGAAAGCCTTGAAATGCTGAATACAGCCATTGCAGACCTTGAAAAGCAGTTATCTGAACTTCCACAGGAAATTGATGTGACAGTCACAGAGGAATACAAGGCACTTGAACAGCAGATAGCCGAAAAGGAAGAAGCTATGCACAAGGCTAATGACATTTCGAGTGTCAAGGCTGAATTAAAGGCACAGGAAAGTGAGCTTAGGCAGCAGTTAGCAGAATGTGAAAGCCAGATTGCAAAGTCTGATACGGCAGCAGACGAACAGCGACTTGAAGAATTAAAGCAGACAAGGATTGATTCTGAACAGAATAAAGCTAATGCCGAAAAAATCCTTGATTTGCTTGATGAACTGGACAAAGCAAAGAATGAAACATTGTCTGACAGCATTAACAGCCACTTCTCGCTTGTTAAGTGGAAGCTGTTTGAACTGAACAAATCTGGCGGTTACAAGCCAGTTTGCATACCTACAGTTAATGGAAAGTCAATTCTTACAACTATGAGCAATAAGGGCAACAGGATTTTAGGCAGAGTTGATATTTGTAACTCTATTCAGAAGATTAGTGGTATGTCAGTGCCTATTATCTTAGATGATAGTGAGAGCCTTGACAGCACCAATCAGAAGAAAGTTGCTGATATGGTCGATAGCCAGTTGATTATGCTGATTGTCAATGATAGCGAGAAATTAGAGATTGTGAAGGGATAAGCATGAGTAAAATGAGAGTTTGGCATAATTGCCAAGTAGGAGCGGTTAAAAACTTTTATGTTGAAGTTGAAAGCATTGAACAGGCTTGGAAAATCCTTAATACATTATGGGATTATGATTTATTTCAGTATGAGAATAAGATAAAGCCTGACTATTGCAATGCATCTGGTCTTGAATATTTTGACGAAGAAGAGCAGGGGTGGTGCGAATGGTATGACGATAATGGACTTGATATAAGAGAGCATTTTGAAGAAAGTGAGGAATAATATGAATGATAGATATATCGTAGAGCGTGAATTTGAACACACAGGATATAAATGTGTCGTGGTATTTACACACATGGGACATAGATGCGGATATGTCGGGATTCCAAAGAATCATCCATTATACGGAAAGGATTACAGCGATTACCTTGAAATCAAGAAAGCTGATGTCGGAGACAGAGAAGTAAGCGGGATTCTTCCTTTGCTTGGTGCTTGGCTGGATGAAGATGAAAGAATCCGCATTGAAGCATATTTTCAGTGTCACGGTGGCATTACATATGCAGGTGGTGGAGAACATTCAAGTTATCCAATCGAAAGCGATTTGTGGTGGTTTGGTTTCGATTGCGAACACGCAAGAGATAAGTCGGATTTAGATTATGCGATACAGAAGTTTCCAAGCCATAGAAAAGAGTATGAACTACAAAAAATGGTTGAAAGTAAATATCCGATTGATGATGTTATCCGCACTGAAGAATATGTTGCGGAAGAGTGTAAGAAGTTAGCGGAGCAGTTAAAAGAGTTTGAATAGAAAGCGAGAGATAATTATGGCATATAAAGCATTTAATCCAGATTTTACTTGTAAAGGTAAACAGTACGAAGAAAACACAACATATGAAGAAAACGGAAATGAGATATGTGAAGCTGGTGTGATGCATTATTGTGAAAATCCATTTGATGTACTGGACTATTACCCTCTTGTAAACGAGAATGGCGAGATTTCAGAATTTGCAGAAGTTGAGCCGCTGGGAAAAGTTTTTAAAAGAGAAAACAAATGTGCAACTAATAAGCTTCACATTAAAGCCAAGTTGGGCTTAAAAGGTTTTATTAAGGCTTGCGTAGATTTTACTCTGGAGAAAACGAAGATTGAGGAAATTGAAGATGGCATAGAAAATGACAATGGCAATAATTCCGCAAAGATAGGTTCAAGTGGATATTCCGCACAGATAGGTTCAAGTGGATATTCCGCACAGATAGGTTCAAGTGGAGATTCCGCACAGATAGGTTCAAGTGGAGATTACGCAAAGATAGGTTCAAGTGGAGATTACGCAAAGATAGGTTCAAGTGGATATTCCGC